TTATATGTATTGTGGTCTAACTTCTTTTTTTCCTGTAGCTACAACACTTCTAAAACTTAAAGCTGCAGTATCAAAAAAATAATCAATTAAATCTAAATAAAAGTCTATTTTACTCATTGAAACTTTTGTCCACTTTACTTCAAACCAAGAGCTTAAACCATGATTAACTTTAATTTGACGAATGCGATTATAGATATCAGGAAGAAAACGAGCATCAACTTTCATTTCTCCTAATACCATTACATCACTATTATCCTTTTCTAAATGGCAACTCTCATCACAATATATATTAAACAAGGGCGGACCTCCTGGATCTTGAAAAATGCTTTACTGGTAATTATATCATGGTTTTCCATCCTCGAAAACCAATTAAGATCTTTTAAGCTATTAAAGCTTCTAAAAAATCAAGATCGGTTTATTCTCAAAAACAATAGTATTTAGGTTTATAGACCTGATCAATAAGATTCATTTTCATGGATGAACAGGATTTATTCCCCAATTGGTTTCCGTATAGTGGTAAACTCTATACTGATTGTAACCAAAAGGATTAGAGGAGAATGCCATGAAGACTCTTGATGTTCAGGCGCTGCACAATGCAATAGATCAAACGCTGGAACAATTAAAACAGCAGTCAGACGAAATCGCCAAAGTCAAAAAGGCTGTTGAGGGCATCACATCACTTGATGATGCTTTAAAGGGAAAAGGCGGCGACGCGATCCGCGCCTTTTACGAGGAATGCCACACCCCTTTTCTACAGTTCTATGATACTTTCATAGAGGAATACAGTTCCGCGCTGAAGAAAATGAAAAGCGCGCTGAATTCCCTGGAACCAAACCATAACGGATTTATTTCACAGTCCTTTCTCGGGCATGAGTTGGAGAATGGCTTGAATGCCGCTGATCGCACAACGAAACATTTGGTTTCTAAAACCAACGCCACGATCGCAAAAGTCAGCCATATTGTCGATTTACCGGATTTGAATGACAGCGGTTTTCATGAACAAAATCAGAAAGCGTTAAAGGAAATCAGCACGACTCTTGAAAAGCTCCATGCGTTTGACCGCGGGCAAACCAACGCCCTGAAGACGGCTGAAAACGACCTTGAGACGATGCAGAGATACATCGCAAGGCTCGAAAAAATGTATACCGGTCCCAAAATAGAAATCACCAGTTATCAAAAAGGCGCGATTTTAAAGTCGGATGATAACTCTACAATAAACGGACTACCTGGCGGACTTCAGGGCCAACTGGAGAATGTCGAACCGTCTCCGATGGAGATGATGCTTGAAAAGCTCAACAAAAATAAACGATCTAATGTGGATACGGTGATTAGGGAAGACAATAAAGAAAATATCAATCAAGACGTTTATGCGAACGATTTTGATTTGAATGCGTTGCAAAACGAAGCAGAAAAATATCCGAAGGTTTATGGAGATATTCGGGTCATTGATGGTAAACTATATAATCATAAAGGATGGAAAAGGGTCAAAACAGTTGATGTCGCCGATGAAGTGGTTCAAAATCCGGCAGACATTAAATATATCGGTGGGCGTTACCATGTATATGAAAATGGTCAAATCGTAAGAGAGTACATTGTAAACGGTAAAGTAGAGATGGAAGCTGTTAAACGTATTCCAAAAAGTCGAAGCCAAGGGAATCTTAAGCGAGATTTTGAAGGAACTCCTTTAGAACCAGTAAATGATATAGGGGATTTTGTTGCAAAAGAAATAGCGGGCGGTAATGATGCGGTTCGGGTCATAACAGGCAGAGATCCGGACACAGGTGAAAAAGTCTCTAATGTCGAGCGTGCTGCGTCCGGAACTTCTTTAACACCTGTTGGTCGGTTGCTAAAGTACGGGAAAAAAGGATTTAAGTTATTTAAAGGTGAAGAGGCGGGAAAGAAAGTTGCGAAGGTAGATAAAACACCTTCCTATGGCAAACAATCCGTACCAAAAGGTCCGTACCGTGAAGTAAATGGTTTCCCTGCAAAAGTTAAACCAGGAGCTCAAGAAAAACATATTCCAGGAACACCAAATTATAAACAAGAAGTTGCAAATGGCAGAACCAAGAGTATCTTCTACGGGGATAATAAAAAAGCGCAAGAGTTGCTTGATAAATATGCTGGCACAGGAGATATGTTAAAAAAAGGAAACAAAGAAAGAGTGGATTTTGGTCAAGTAATAGGAAAATACTATAATACAGAGACCCGTAAATATGAAGAGACTACAAGAGGCATGATACATTATGGAAAAAACGGCGCTCATATAGTACCTTCACAACCGTCTTAAATAAATATAGGAAAAGAGGATATACATGGAACCTGATTCTTTATTCAAAACATTATTAAAATACAAAGATAGAGAACTTATATTAGAATGGGAAAATGGATTAAGAGTAATTGGTAAAACTGATACATTTTTCGAAACAGACAACGGTCTGCAGGATGATGATATCAATTATAAAGAATATTACGCAACGGCTTTTCAAGTAAATAAGGTTTTATCTCCTCCCGTTAATAATGAAGAAGATAGTCTATATAATTGGCTATTGGAAGAGAAAAACTCCCTAGTTGAAATTTCTCTTTATGAAGATACACCGAATAAGATCTTAGTAGACGGTAACACAATATGGGAATTAGACAGTGATGAATAACAATTGACACGTTGGAATTTATAAAATCTAGGCCCTCTTGAAAGAGGGCCTTTTTGTATTAAACCAATAGCGACTCGAGCTGCGCCTTTGTCTTCGTTCCGTAATAGACATCAATGCCGTTATTTTTAGCGCCTTTGTCCGGATAGAAATAGAGGGCAGCTAAAGCCTCCTGAATCTGTCGGACGGCCGTTCCCTTCATAATTAGGCTTTTGTAAATTCCGGGCGGAATGGGTACTTTTTTGCTCCTGCTTTTTCGTGCTTTCTTTTTCGGGGCCGATGTTGCCGGTTGCTTGATCCACCACAAAGGCCGAGATATTTCGCAATACCTGTTCAAAAATTGCCTGGTAAAATTCGTCTGTCTGCTCCCGTGAGCATCCGGCAATAAATACCCGATGCATCCCCTCAACATGTCTGAACCTGCCGCGCCCATTCGTAAAAATCCAGCACCGCTTCAGCATCAAAATAATAGGGGCAATCCGGGTCCGCTAACACCTCGACATCTTTAAAAAATCGCTGCACAGCCCATTTATGCTTTTGACAAGCCTTTATCTCACCGGAAAGTATTTTTTCGCTAAGCCCATAACGCTCAATCAGAATTTCAGAGGTGACCTCTTGCATTACATCCGGCCCCCGAACCGCTCTTCCTCTTTTGATTTCGGCTTGTCGTCATCCTTTTTAGGAATCACGAGCTTGCAGCGCGAGGAAATGGTTAAAGCCCGCCGTGACTTTCGGCAGAAGATCATCTGGTACTTGCAGAAGAACCACTCTGTAATTAAGCGCCGCCTTTGCCTCTTTTAAGAATTTGCTTGTTTTTGTCCGTAATCTCTCGCCAAAAGCGCTCAGAGTGCTCCTGCGTTTTTTCAAGGTGGTTTTCTTTTATTGGGTTTCATGTCTGCTTCTCCTTTCACTAAAACCACATGCATGACAAATAAAAAACGGACACCAAACAAACAGCGTAAAAGCTGTAAGTTCAGTGTCCGCAGGCATTCCATCTTGGACTTAATTATTAATTTTCTCAATCTTAATGGGTACTTTATATAGTTCCTCTAATTTCATTACACAGCGTAGGCTCAGATTCGTTTCCCAATAAAATGACTTCCTTATTGATTGGATGCAATATATACCAAACTTGATTATTTTCATCCTCTATGAATACATTTTTCTTAGTTGACTAGTCAACCGTATTTAATACAATTGTTGAAAAGATAGGAACTGAGCACAAGCAATAAAATACATTACTATCCCAACAGTTAAAGATTTAACATCATTAAACTGAGAAAAAGAAAGCAACAAATATATCTCAGTATAAAAAATGAATAAAAAAATCAAATATGAACAAGTCATGAAAAATTTGAAGTATCTATTAGACTTTATTTTAAATAAAGTATGCTCTGGTTTTTTTACTAGATTCAAAGTTAAAAGAACAAAGACGTTTACTGCAATTAATATTTCAGCCGTACAGACAAATTTTCGTTATAATCCAATTAAACTTTTTTTTAATGTCTCACCTAAAGATACAAAAATGACCATCCAAGCAAACGTATAAACCACATACATACATGCTCTGACAATGAACATTCTTTCCTTTGAAAAAAGCTTTTGTTCAAAAACAACTGAAGAAAACAAAGTATCGGCTGGAATACTCTAAAAGCTGTTATTATAAATAAAATAAAAAAATAACAACGGTCGGAACTCCAAAAGAACTCAATAATTCATTAAAGATTTCCAAAAGATTCACTTATTAACACCTTCTTTTTCTTTATCCTACTAATTTTATCAAGATATGATATCCTCCTCAATGCCCCTTGCTGCACCCATAGTTGGAACAGCAGGCCTTTTTACTCACGTCAGCTGTATTCGATCAACACCAACATCCCCTCAAATTCATTCAAAAAGTGATCAATGTTGAGCTAATTCTCGTTGAAATCAACTTCCTCCACCGTCTTCCCGGACTTATGAAGAAAAGCATTATTTTTAAAGTGCGGGAGCCGCCTGATGAGTCAATCTATTTCCACCGCGTCATTCCATGAAACTGGATCTTTTATATTCATATTTTGCCATGTATTGAAAACATGGAAAGGACAGCCGATACAATTAGATTTTGCATGTGTTATAAACCCCTCGCGTTCAACATAAGTGATGTAGCGCGATCGATCTATGAAAGCCACATCAACCAGTGGATGCTCAGCTATCTGCCAGCATTCCCGACTCGGCTTAACTCTTTGAGTCTCGTCAGTGCTGATCCCTTTACAAAGATGTACTACTTCTTTTATGAGCTGCCTTAGCTTGTAGCCAAGCAACAAGCGAATTTCCCTGTTTACAGGCTGTATTTTATATTCACTTGTACATTGCCGGCGCGCGATACCAATTTCACCGTTTGAATCCCGAATATAGAATGGCGTACTAGCGAAATTGAGTATTTCAACCGACTACAATTCATGGATTAAGGCACACTCACAAGCGTGCAGCTTTATAGAAAGGTGTCAATTTATTATGTAAGTGAAATTAGGACATGCTGATATAGAAACCACGTCAAATACATATGCTCACTTAATTAAAGAGCTTCGGGAAAGAGATGAAACTGAGACAGTAAACATTTTTGAAGATAGGCTGTTGAGGAAGTTGAAAAGCCTGAAGAAGTTGAGGATGTGTATGTGTAAAGAATGTGCAAAACCATTTCAAATCATAACGTTTTCTATCCAATTCTTTAAAAAGAGCTAAGGATTCCGGTGGTCGGGGTCAACCGACACTCTCGAAGGAACCCGAATTTGAGTCGTGCCGATTCTATCGGAAAGCCCTAGCCCGCGGTATATTCGATATAATAAGCCATTACGGTCTAGCATAGCGTTAACTTCGCATTTTAGATATAACTATAGTATAGCATTCAAGTTACCAAGAAAACTGAAATCATAAAAAAGACGGCTGTAATAGCCGCCCTCTTACTGTTGTATTTTTGTTTTATGAGCCCGCTCCTCTTGAGGCAAGTAATGTTACTGAGTCTGCTGTTTGGATACTTTCTGCGAGGAAGTCTGCTGCGCTGGTTAAAACGAGTCCAAGCGATGCAGTAAGGAAAGCAGTTACAATAAGTTTTTTCATTTAAAGAACCTCCTTTCCTGTTAGTTTACTTGATTTTATTGCTTTTTCCAAGAATTATGTGGAATATTTGTAATTATTTAATGAGCTGTAGACGTTGGCCACATCCTCAGCAAGCGCCTCAATGTCTACGTAAGCCTCTCTCTCCTCGAGCATTTCGATAAACTCTTTTACTTGCGGTACACCCTCGATGGGAGCGCTATAGCATATATTTAGAATCGAGAATTTGAGCGAAAAGTTGATATTATCCGTTTTCTGAGCAAACTCAAAACCAAGATGAACCCACTTAAGCGCCTTATCAACCTCACCTATCTTATAAGTTGACCTAGCTGACTCGTATATGCACTGCATGTACATAATAGGCGCATTTTTTTCGATATCATCCGTTTTAAATGAGAGGTCGAAATACTCGAGTGCTTCTTCATGTTTATCCTCTTGAATTTTTAAAAAGCCGAGATCATAGTAGACAGCCGCCAGCAGATGATTATCGCCCATCTTGATCAGTCTTTCTGCGCAACTCTTAAGCATATTTTCAGCTCTTGTTAAACGTCCGTCGTCTATATAATTGAGTGCGAGCAGCACCGTACAGTTTATCGACTGTGTCTTATATTCTTCATAAGCCCTATAAATGCTCTTCGCGATTGAAAGATGATGAAAAGAAAGTAGAGTTGTTTTCGTAAAATAATAGAGATTTCCAAGCTTATAATGAAACTCGGCCTTTTCGATTTCATCTTCGACATTATCGAGCTAGAGAAAGTAATAGTATCGTAACAAACCGTCTGTCTTCGCCTTATCTTCAGCAATAGGCGGAAGCTGCGGCTCCCCCGCGACGTCTTCCATTAATACTCTGAACCTGTAATCAAGTAGATTAAAGTAAAGCAAAACATCCTGATCTTCTTCCATTACGTTTAAAAGGCCTTTTATTCTGTCCCTAAGTTCTACGGCATTTGAAACATCTCTCTTTTTTATGTGAACATACCACTGATTGATGAGATTGGCTACGTTCACAGAGGCTACTGTTTTCATTGTCAAACCTCCCACACTTTACTGCCTCTATCGCTATGAGAACATTTTACAGAAAGTTACCAATCTTTGCAAAGAAGTTTGTATCAATAATTTACTTTTCGCCCTATAAATAGATAATAAATCATCAGATATATTTTTGCTTTTGTAAAAATTTCTGCACCGTATTAAGCTCATTTCGATAAATCTCACGGTATGTTCCCGTAGCTTCCGGAGCTCGCAGTCCTTAAGAAAAAATTCTTACGGCTTCGTTCCAAGATAAGGAATAAATAAAAAGAGCGCTCCTTTTGTAGGAACGCTCTTTCATCGTTTGGCAATACGATGTTTAGTGATACCGGTGGTCGGGGTCGAACCGACACTCCCGAAGGAACACGATTTTGAGTCGTGCGCGTCTGCCAATTCCGCCACACCGGCATGTGTGTTGGGCGATCTGACCCTATACCGTTTCGTAAGATTCGGTGTATGTGCGTATGATTCGTTTGATATACGATTATCGCGCGTCATATTAAGCGCTATGTCAATCGTACGCATCCGGATCGTCACCGACGAATACTAATATATCACGGTATTCCGTAGGTGTCAATACGCACGACCAAATTTTTTGCGAAATATTAAATCCGTGCAATATTAACGTTTTTCCTCCATTAGTAGCTACGTTTTAAGTTTCGCAAAATAAAAATCGTGCGCACTGATGTGTTTGTCGTAAATTGTGACGAGATCACACGTCCTCCAACGCAACCCACACGATCTCCCTGAACGGTATGTCAACGCCGTCAATCCGCAATGTCCCTCCGACCGGATCCACGGATTCAATCACGCCGCTCACCCTTTCCGTCACCCAATTCCGCCAGTAACGGATCTCACAATCCTGGCCGGTCCTGTATGCGTATTGTATTTTCGATTCAAAGTCCGACCACTGCTCCGGATCAATCGACGGCTTCCGCTCATATGCGTGATCGATTTCGGATTTAAGGCGCCTAAGCTGTGAAATGTGCTCCGGCAAGAATATAGACGTCCATTTCATCGTCCCTCTATCGCGTAATGTCATTCGTGGTTCCTCCTTCGGTCCTATTCGTTATCTATGACGAAAGTATAACACGAACAAATGTTCTTACGCAATCTATTCCGCTTGGAGGAACGTTTCGAACTCCGCCAATAGCCCAACGTTTTTAACGCGATTTTCACGGGCTTTTACTGTCCATGCGGCTTGTCGGAAGCTAGCGTATAGGTAGTCGTCAAAGCGTCTAATTTTCCGCTGTTTTCGTTTGAGAATCGCTGCATGCCACGCTTCAACGAATGGCTGCGGATGTTCTTCGAGTATCAGTGTCGGATCTACGCTTGCCTTAGCCCGCAATAAGATTCCGTAGTATTTATAAATTTCGTCTGCTTCGAAGTAGCGCGCCATTGCGGAGTAGATTTCGCTTGGTAACGCATTTTTAAGACCGCAGGCCGGCACCGTATCTATTACGTGATTTTTTGAAAGATTTATAGAATCCGATGGTTCATTCGTAATTTTAGGCGCTTCATCCGTTGGCTCCGTTGGCTTTTCGGCATCCCCACGCGTGGTCATTGTCGACTGGTCATCTTCGGACAGTTGCGTGTCCTCGACTCTTCTTCCGACCGGGAGAATGACGATGATATTGGCGCCGTGGCCGCCGTTTATTTTCCGAGTTGTTGCGATCTTCTGGATGATCGAAAGTGATGCGAGTTTGTTGACGGCACGACGCGCAGTCTTGACGGACTTTCCGATCAGGTCCGCGAGTGTCTCCGCTTTGAGATGCGCAGCTCCGGCAAATTTGACCGCATAGCGAGCGATCGTCTTCAGCGTGAACCGGTCGGTGTCGTTTAATTCGTATGTATTGCGCTTGATGTGTTCGTAGACAGCCGCGTTGAGTTCGGCCGTCGAGTCGAACGTTTGGTGTTCCGCTAAATAATGCATAATGATTCCGCCTTTACGTATCGTTTGTTAATACGTATTTTACGTTTATGCGTAATACTAGTCAACGATTATTTTCGTTTTTGCGTAAATTTCTTTTTTACGTATTTACGAAAACACTTTCGTGCATTATAATTAAATAAAACGATTGGAGGCAGAACGATGAGACGAGTAGTTCTACGAATCGATAAGCTAATGGATCGCTACGGACTAAATCAGGGTGAATTCGCCGAAAAGGTCGGGATCAGACCAGCCGCAATTTCGCAACTTTCTCGAAACCATGTTGTCCGCGTTTCAATCGACCACTTAGAACGAATTGTAAATACGTTTGAGATTGATGATGTTCGGGAAATTATCGAAATAGAAAAGGACAGGTAAACAGTAACACTTGCATTCGAATTTAATGTATACTAATAGTAATAAATTACTAAGGAGAATTTCATGAATCATAATTTTATACTTATTGATTTCTTAGACGAAGTTAGATCCGGAATGGCTCTCGCAACCGAAAGACGTGCTAATATGGTTGCTACAGAGCGGGGAGAAGTCTCGTTTCTAACTCTTAATTTTCAAAATAACCACGAACACATTATCTCTAGAATGAAAGAAAGAGGGAGACTCGCGGAGAATATCGAGGTATACAATTTTCACGAGCACTTCTACAACTTACCTGAGCGAATCTCTAATAAGGATAAATCTCCTGAGCTTGGGTTGGTCGAGGATGGGCTTTCTCACTATATAGATGAACGCCCTAATACAAATGGCTACAGGTACTATGATAAGGACGGGAACTATGTAAAGTACAAACTATTCGACGAAGAAATGAGACTTAAGTTCATTGATTATCGTGACCTTAATCTCCAACGTACCCATAGAGTTGAGTATGATCTTAACGGCAGAAAGAGACGTGAGATTAGATACAACCTTCAGAACAACAAACCTGCGTTTGAAAAATATTATGATATTAATGAAGAATGTTATTTATCTGTTTGGGTAAATTCTTCAGGGAAGAGAACGAAGTGTGTTATTCACGCTGGAATTAACAAAGCATTTAATCATATAACTGATGCGCACGTCTATTGGGTTGAGTCTGTTCTAAAAGATTACACGAATCCGTTTTTAATGCTTGATGAATTGGGATTACTAGATGTTTTCCGTAAGGTGAGCAACGATTGTTATAAAATCGTAACCTTGCATAATACGCATCTTGATAAGCCACACGTTAAAGGATCTCCATATAGGCGCGTGTATAAAGAGATATTTGATCACAGGGATGAATTCGATGCGATTGTTTTCTTAACTGAAGAACAAAAAAGGGATGTCGAGGAAGACTACGGTAAGGATAAACGATTTGTTGTAGTTCCTCATGCGGTCACATTGGACAAAGATGAAATACTAGATGAATCAATTGAGCGAAATCCTAAATCAGCCATAACACTAGCTCGCTTGGAGGACAGCAAAAATATCGCGGACGGAATTCGAGCTTTCCGTATTGTAGTCGATACTATTAAAGAAGCCGAGTATCACATCTTTGGTTATGGAAAAGAGAAAGAAAATTTACAAGCGTTAATAAAGGAGTTGAAACTCGAAAACAATGTTTATATTCACGGGTTCACCCATAACGTTAATAGAGAAATCCAAAAACATGGATTGTCTATTATGACGTCCCGTTTTGAAGGCTTTTGTCTAGTGATCATGGAGAGTCTAGCCAACCAAACGCCAGTAGTTAGTTACCGGACGAAGTACGGACCGGAAACACTTATCAGAGACGGAAAAGACGGATACCTAACAGAATACAATAACTACGAAGAAGTTGCGGAAAAAGTAATTGAATTAATGTTGGACAGCAAGAAACAGAAAAAGTTCGCGAAAAATTCATTGGATGTGTACAAGCGGTTTAGTTATGCTCGTTATAAGAAGAATTGGTTAGGCCTGTTTAAACAACTTTCGAAGTAACAACGCGAGGAGAGAATAAAATGTCTATTATTAAACAAAAATACAGTGATGTAATCGTAGTTCCGTCTGGTAGCGAATTAGTTTCTCTACAAAGCGAGAGAGACGAACTATACCTTTATTTCAACACCACAGAAAATCATAGCTCTGATGTCTATAACATTAAATTATATGGTGAAACAGAGAAAGAAAGCGTTCTTGGGTCACCTTCGTATAAAGGAAGTATTCTGCATAAGGATGAAATGGTGTATGTAGCAGCCGATAAAATCGGCGAAAATGAGATATATTAAAGAAAGAAAAAAACTCTACCGGATAAGGGTAGAGTTTTTATTTATCCTTTATCCAGTCTATCGATATGTTTTGTTTACATTTTCGACAGCTTGCGTTATGTTTTCCGTATAGAATAATATTCTTTTTGAATCCGCAACGAGGGCATTCGAACTGCTCACTGCCCGTAAATGCTCCGACTAAGAAGAGGAGTCCGATGCCGCCTAAACCTATTCCTGGCAGTATACCGATAATAGTAACGAACAATATTATGCTGATCAACAACAAGAACAATCCAATTAGGCCTGAAAGAACGCGAGGAATTATACGCCCAACCGACATCCGCCTCTTCAGTACTTCTACACGTACGAAATCCATTCGATCAACCTCCGTTATTTATATTATAGCTGATTTATGTATACGAGCACCTACGAATTTATACGCAGGCGCCCGCCAAAAGTTCCGCTTACTTAGTCGTTCCTTCACGTTTTGCGCCGATCTCGAAAAGACCCGTCGCAGCCAGTCCCGCAAAACCGCCGGCCCACAACCGCAATACTAGTTCGAGGTCCGTAAACGGATAGGCCACGGCTCCGAGTGCGATTCCTAAAACGAAGCTAACCGCAGGCACAACATTGGTCGGCATGTTAATCGTTTTCTTAACAAGTTGAACAAGCGCCGTTAGGATGGGCGCCAACACAGTCGCAAATAATAATACTTCTTCCATTTATATCGTCTCCCTTTTCTGTTATTTAATAGTTGCGCCAGTTGATTTCGCCGCGTAGATATTCACTTTTCCGAACTGATCCGTCTTGATTGTATAGACGTCCGTTTGAGGGTTCGCAAGGATCTCGTATTTAAGACCGCCAAATTTCTTCGGCCGCAAGAATCCGCATTCGTTCCCTTTGACCGGCGCTTTGTTAGTCGGATAGATGCGCCATGAGTCGGCAGATGCCGGAAGATATACGCATTTCTTACCGCTTGATGACGGTTTGGAACCGCTGCTTCCCGTAAGATTCAGAACCTGGCCGACCATGATTTTGTTCGGATTTTTAATACCGTTATAGGACTGGAGTTTCGCCACACTAACGCCTGTTTTAACCGCGATTTCCGAAAGCGTGTCGCCTTTCTTTACGGTATAAGTTGCACCGGATGGCTTAGCCGCTGGTTTCGCCGGGCTAGACGACTTTCCTCCGAGCGCCTTCAATTCCGTAGCGATGGCCGCTTTCACCGCATCCCAACGCCCCTCATCGAGTACACGGTGCGGGCAGTATTTTCCGCTCCAATCCTGGTGTTTTTTAACGCGATCAACGCCCCAACCGCGCTCTTTTAAAAGCTGAGCGATGAATTTAATCGCAAGTTTTTCGGCCGCTTTATACTTAGCGCCGCCTGATTTCGAATAGCAAACCTCGACGCCGATAGATGAACGGTTGCCTGGTCCGTTGCCGTCTCCGCAATGCCATGCGTTACGGTTTGTCGGAATCCCCTGAACGACCTCTTTATCGTCTACCGCAAAGTGATACGATACTTGGTTGTTATTGCGGATCATGTACGCAATTTCATTCGCTGCTGAAGCGTCGTTCGCCGTATTGTGAAACGTAATGTACTTCGCATCCATTGAATACGGACACTTAACGTGATATTTGCTTGATGCGACGAGGTTTTTCTTGACTGAAATCGCCATCTAATCGTCTCCCTTTTCGTTAATTTTGCGTATATAAAAAGCCCGCCGGACTCTCGCCGAACGGGCTCATAAAAATAGCGCAATTCCCGAGATCGCTAACCCGACGACCGTGAGAATTACGCCCCATAACCATTTCGTATTTGCTTTCATGTCGGAGATATCCGCCCGACTTTCTTTCGCGAGTGCCAACGCCTCATCCGCCTTTTCATGCGCTCGATCTGCCGTATGTTTTACTTCGTTGAAATAGTCGACCTTCGTATCGATTCGTACAAGCCATTCGCGAATATCGGCAATCTTACCGTGCAATTCGTTGTTCGACGGTTCGCCCAATGACTACGCCTCCTGTTCGCTATTAGTTACGTTTTCGTCTTCGTTTGGCGGCGAATCAGGATCGTAAGGATCTCCGGTAATTTCCTCGTATTGTTCCGGCGTGATCCGTCCGGCAGCCACAACGTCATGCACTTGCTTTTTCGTCCAAAGACCGTCTTCGTAGAATCCTTTAATATACGTGTACCAATCGATTGGCATTTACGAACCTCCTAACGCGATTAAGTAGTATAAATCCGCCACTTGTTTCTGGAGAACCTCGGTTTCTGACGGTCCGGGATCAGGCTCCGGAGGCTGCAAGCTTTCAATATACTCTTTTGTAGCCGATTCCTTCCACACCTTTTCGTCCGGATAAAACTTCGGAAGATATAAACCCGGGTCAAATGGAATGTCTGTCCACCCATCCGGAATTTCATAATTCCCTTGATCATCAGGCTGAATAATATCATTATCAATTAACAAGAACGTCTCTTTGTCATATTTAAAAATGTTTTTCATGATTTATCTCTCCTACAGGGGAATAATTTCGTCCAAACCATAAGAAGTTATGTTCTCGGACTTATCAGCGATTTGCCCCTCCAGCCTCATATTTCCGTTTGTTTCAATATACAATTTAGTCATCCCTGTTGTACCGAATATAGGAACAAGCTTGCTGCGTAGTTGGGCAGGTCTATAAGATGCCGGGAGGGTTCCGAAAACTACACTCCTATTAGTGATGATCTCACCCTTTAAATAAAGCAAGCCCCCAACATTTGCACACATAACTTTTCTAGCCCCATGTTCCGCACCGTTTTTCAAAGGAACTTCAGTCCATGCAGGCTCAAGATCATTAGCAGTTATAATACGATTCCAGCCCCTAAAGACTCCATCTGTGTGGATGGTTGCGAACTACATCTTATTGTGGTAACTTGCTGTGGCTATAATTGTTTTTCTTCCAGAGTTTCCATCCATAATGTCATAATTGAACCATCCAGCATCATTAGGGTCGGGGTTATTAAGCAGTCTATTATTGATACCGTAATAAAAACCAGGCGGCAAAGTTAATAAATCAGTACCATCAGGAATAAGGATTCGCACACCATTATCTTGTGTCAATTTATACAGTTGCCCCTTATTCCACTTAGTCCGCTCATCAGCGGTAATATGGCGTACATTATCCGCAGTATGTGCATCAAAATCCGTTTTCGCTGCCTGTTTTACGTTGTCAACGTTAGCCAATCCAACTTGTGCCTTCGTTACAGCGTGAGGGTTGCTCTTATTATTAGCATGGCTATCAAACTCTGTTTTCGTCGCTTGCTTGACGTTATCAACGTTGGATAACCCGACCTGCGCTTTCGTTACCTTGTGCGGATTGTCCGTCTTAGCTGCGTGTGCATCCGTATAAGCCTTTGCGTGAGCTTCCGCAGCATCCGCCTTTTCCTGCGCTCCCTCTTTCGTCTCGATCCGGTCGAGGTCCGAGAACTTCGCTTTTAATTCGTCGAGCATCGCTGTTTCTTCGTCATACAACGCGATGATCAACGCTTTTAACGATTCAAAATCATCGACGTAATATTCCGCAAGAGGTGCGATATTCTGGTCCGCAAGACTTTGCGATACTTCAAAGCCGAATTTGTGCGCAGAGAGTGACTGTCCGTTCGTATACTTTAGAATGAGCTGACAATTGAATTTGCCATACATTTTAATTTCGTCCTTGTCTAAAACGTACTCTGCGATACCTTCAAACGGATCAACTATCGTGACGTCCCGTATTCTTTGCTTGCCGCTTGGCGGAACGAGGATTACTTTCCCGGTCACAGCTGATAGGGGCAAAGGGATGCCGTCCTTGCGTAAATAAAATATCAACTTTGCCGTATTAATATCTTGCGTCGAAAATATAAAAGCTGAATTATAATTTCCTTCTGTTATCGGGTTTATATCAAACGTGTAAGAGCCGGTTTTATAAATAGCCAACAGTATTACCTCCCTTTCTTTTAGTATGTTGGAGTTTCAGGTAGCTCCGCATCGTACCCGTAATTCCCGTCAGATCTTTGTGTAACTGTTGGCGTTTTACGCATCATCGGCCTAAGATCAACTTGCTTTACAGAGCCGGTGCTGAGGACTTGGTAATATCTTTGACACTCGGCTATTTCTTCAGTTAGAGGACGTGCGACATATGGCGTAGCAAATCTTCCTTTTTCTAATTTGACTAGGTAAAATTCTACCCATTCGCCGGGAGCCAAACTATCATAGGAAGAACTGTTTGTTGTGTCGACATCTATTTGAACTTCAACGTAGTCTTCTTCCTTAAATTTATAAGCTGACATATCAGGCATCTTTATGTTCAATACAAAGAATGTGAGCCTGGTTGTTACTTGACAAGAACGGATTGCAAGATTGTCGTGTTTTCCATCATGTGTCATATCAAGATGAAGTTTCATTCTGTGAGAGGATTTATTGGTCCTCGCCCATAAAGCTAAAGTATAATCTTCGCCGCTTTTAAACTGAGTTGGATTTTCTATTCGCTGTATTAAATCAGTTCTCGAGAGATCCGGAACATTTTTCAATTTCGTTATTCTTAAACCATACTTATTAGAAAAAGGAGCACTCATCGGCTTTTTCACTCTTTCAGTCCGATTGATCCCGCTCTCATTGGTACCAACAGCATTAACGAGCCACCTGTCAGCAGTGAATACACCATCATCAGTAAAACTAGTTCCACGCTGCCATACGTCGAAGGCTCCGTTAGTTACGAAGTTCCTGTTCGGCATATGCAATGCGACTTTATCGTACGTTATATCTGTGATATTCGGCCGCGGTCGCGGAGCAGTCTCGATTAGCTTTCCGTCTTGCGCTCCAGCTAACGTCACAAATACCAGTTCCCTACCGCTTCTTTCAACCGCTATTTGCATCAGAGCCGGAATAACGTATCCATCATAATTAAACATACAAACACCCTCATTTTCGAAGGCGTAATTGACTCTGTCAAAATCGTAGTTCTGCTCAATTAAGTCAGCGAATGACTCTTTCGAGAATGAATACGACTTAGCAATGCTTCCGTCTAGATTAAGGACGGTAATCGCAGGGTAATCTTTTCCTTGTCCTAAGACAATTTTATTATCATGGAAAGTAATCCCTTGTACCTTTTCAAACATAATCTCTTGGTTGTTTACTGAGACCTCCATTAGCAATCTAGGACTTCCTGCGATAATACTTTGAAAATCATAAATGTATATCCGGTCCATTCTCTCATTCGTTGAGTTTCCGGAAACGAAGTATTTTTTATCGATATCATTTCCCGTCTTATATGATCCGAGAACTTCCATCGTTTCTTCTATTTCCCCAGTGGTATAGTTAAAGATAGAAAGCTCATTTTCAAACTGCTGCCTCACAAGAAAGCACAATTCCCCTTCTGAGTTCTTAAACCAAGGAATACCCTCGTTATACGTTGAACTTGTGATCGTAAATTGTTGGGAATCCTTCAGAGCTGATGTAGATAGTTCATAGCGCGAAATGATACAAACACTACCACCGTTTTCTTGCCTTGCAATATACAACTCATCGTCTTCTTGATTTATAGAAATGGCTTGTGGGAATGGCAGAGAGTTATCCCTGGCCAAAACAGAGAATATAATTTTTTGATAATTAAGGTACTCCTCGAACTTTCGATCTCTTTTTACTTGCTCCCCATAAAGGTTATCAATTCTACTTTCTGTATTGAATAATCGATCGTTGGCTGTATCGAAAACTTCCCCTTTATTATTCACTCGGAGGTCTACAACCTCTTTTATATTTGTTCCGTCCGCGTTTAAAATTAGGTTATTGATCCGTTTTTTCGTTTTCTCAATCTCATCTGAGACTGTTAACCCGTCAAGGTGGCTTATTTGATCGGACGTATGGGATGCCTGACCTTTAATATGAGATTTTAATCCATTGTATGATCCACTAATGTCTTCCGCAATATCCACTAGATTGTCATTGTAGCTGTTTCTAAAATCACGATCGAAAGCATTGCCTGCTTTTTTATAAGGGTAATTCGGCATCTGTCTCCTCCTTTGCTATTTTCACCCTGGTATGACTGCCTATTATACAGCTTTAAATTGCGTATAAATACCGATGAATTGGTTCGACAACTCTGCACTAGAACTGTTTTCGATGCACACATCTCCACTAGGAGTGACTACGCCTCGGAAATACTGTGGAATCCCATCTGGAGACACTGACGAAACTCCGATAAACAAGTACGGGAAAGGAGGCCTATATCCAACTGGAAGAGTGAAAGCTGGTATAGCGTTACCAATTGTACCTGAGGATATGGCGCCTCGAAGGTAGACTGTACCAACGAAATCTTTTCCGTACTGAATCGGATAATTCCAACTTTGATCTGGGTACTGCACCCAGCCATTTTTAAGAATTGGAGTTGCCCATGTAATCGAATCTAGATTATCCAGGGAATTCGAAGCCGCATTCCATGTCGCTCTTTCTTCTGCGGTTATATGGACAACAGTATTACTTATGTGGGACTGAAGTTCCGCCTTGGTTGCGATTCCATTCATATTTATTGCAGAGTCTTTTATTTTTCCAGTTGAAGTATCAATAACTTTGTCGACCGCTTTTTTTGTTGTATTAAAACTTGCGATTATGTCAGAAGCCTTTTTCGCTATCGACCCGAAAGTAAATGTAGGCGATTTGGATTCGTCAGAGTAATCCTCCCTACTCACCGCTCGTAGCTGAACGTTCAAATCAAAAGGCTCAATAACACACCATACATAATCACCTTTTTTAATATCAGACAGCCCCATGCTTTTAAGTTCAATTGCAGTAAACGTGAGGGATATATCCATGCTATCGTTTAGCTGCTTTTTCATGGCCGCTAGAAGACTTTCTTTATCTGTGTATCGTTCGTCTTTAACCGGATCCGCATGTTTGATGCCGTAGAATTCCGCTAACGGGCTCTTATATTCAGCGAACAAATAATTGCCCTTTTCGTCCTTCTTCCCATATCCTCGAATATATGTCGAAAAACTACTGGTATCGATCTCTTTTTGCGGATCTTTTACGTTGAACTTATATCGCAAGAATGAATCATCTCTTTGAATGCCGAATTTTTTAGCAACGTAGATTTTCTTGCCTCTATAGTCGAACTCCGCTCCGAACTTTTCGAGAATATCACGAAAAAGAGCAAGCGAATTGTTCCAACCGAAATTTTCTACCCTGACAGATATCGGCAAGTCTGTCGTATCTATTTCGAAAGTGTACCCACTTCCCGCTAATGCAAAAGAGAGCATCGCATCCAATCGAAGCGTGCCCGTCTTTTCTTCGTATATATAGTTATTCATTAAGTCGTCGAAGATACGATGGATGGCCGTTACTTCAACTCCGACGCCTTTCCGGTACGTTCGTTCTCGGTGGGTTTTGATGATATATTCTTCGTTATCAAAAATAAGTGTATTTTCATTTTTGACAAGGTTATAGCCAGACTGATTATTCTTAGTCTTGACCCCCGTAACTTTTAACGACCGCGCACCGTCACTACCGTCAGTTCGCGTTGTCACAAAGCCTGGCAACGGCTCCATTACACCTGTTGCATCTTTAACCGCTAATATTTTCAATTGATTCACCTACTTATAGAAAAAGAAGAAATCAAACGAGATTTCGAAACTTCCAGATGTACCAGAAAGTTCGATGTCATTCCACCCAGGTTTCAACGAAATGTATCCTCGATTAGTATTTCCGTAAACGCTAATACCGTTTTTCAGATGGCGCAACCCCTCGAGTTTTATCTTGTCGGTTGATTTCGTTGTTCCGTTGTATGAAACAGTTTGATCCGTTGTTATATTCTTGATCGCAAAATTTGTGGATGATCCGGAATATACGATATTCAGAGGCATCTCGTTACAAGGATCGACTGTTACGTTACCAGCGTTATAGATTCTGAATTTTTTAGTGCGATGGATATAAACAAGTTCATCCGCGGGTATAAGTCCCTGACCTATCTGCCAAATATTTTCACCGAATGTGAAAGGATCAAGTGTCGAACCGACTGAACTCGCAAACGGTATCGGAGACGTAAATTCAATTTCAAATGTACCGGTCCTTGGGTTTACGTCTTCTGGCTCGAAGGTGCTGCTCGGTTTTACCGTCCACACTTTACCGGGCTGTCTCGAATCGATTAGTTCTATAGGTTCTTCGCACGCAAATAAAGCGTAAACCTCATCGATCACCAATTGGTAATCGAGATGGTCTACGCCCTGAATCATAAACTTCGCTTTGAGCTTTCGCTCACCGAACGTTGTTCCGGTATCAATCGTGCCGTGACGACCGTCTACTTCCTCGTAGTTAGTCCGGTGTGTTAATGATTCTTTACGAAAGCTCAAAAGCTTTAAGCCGTATTTACGGTGATCGATAGTCTCACCGTTCTTTATAATCGTCAGGTACGCCAATTATCGATCACCCCACAACAATTTATTGAATCCGATGTTCTGTGCTTGGCCTTTTTCTACACTGTCTGTAAGCGCCGTCGAGTCGACAATAACATTCGGATCCTTACGTAGAATACCTGTTAGCAACGTGTTGGTTTGGCGCAGTAATGCGTTTTGTCCCCGTAGCAAAGCAATTTCCTCCTCGTTACTTCCACCGGACGGATCCATACCGATTTCTCTTCCTGCCGCCGTCCATAATTGCTGCGCCCGCTGCCTATGGTTTTGCAACGGAATAATCGCTTCTGGACCTTCTTCCGCAATCCAGGCGAGCTGCTTTTGCGTCACAATATCGCCGATTTTATATCCTTTGTACGGACCGCCTTTCGCCATCGATCTGATGCCTGGAGTATTAAACGGGCTTCCATAGCGAGATTTGATATAACGAATCGCCGCAACCGCGTTGTGGACCGGATTCATGATGTCGCCCATGCCCGGAAGCTTATACGCATCAAACGTTGGTTTGATCGTTTGCATAAGACCCATTGACGGTGTACCACGTCTCCAGTTCGAGTCCCAACGGTTAATTGTAGACGGACCCGTACGGCCTCCGGACTCTTTCATCGCAATTGTAACGAGTGGGGCGAACCAAGAAGCTGGCGAATTCGTTTTAGCCATCGCCGCCCGAATCCATTGCTTAACGTTTCCGGACGCTTTATCGCCACTTCCGAAAGCTCCACCAAAGTCAGCGAGTTTCTTTTTCATAAAGCTGACGGCGGAATCTTTGACTTTACCGAAGGCACCTTTCGCAATTGTCCCGAAAGCTCCGGAAATATCCGGCAACTTCAGTCCGAGACTTTCTATCGTTTTAGCGATAAGTTTTGACGGATTGCTTACGTATTCCCACGCATCAAAAGCGAAATCCTTAACACTGTTTACGGCAGCTTTACCCGCATCAACAGCGGATTTTCCAACATCGATAGCAGAATCGAAGAAACTTTTGTTCTTCGTACCTTTCCTGAATGCGGGGATTCCAGAAGATAGTACCTCGCGTGTTTCTTTATGCGGCAAGACTTGCGTCCCCTTTGGCAGATTAAAGAGCGTGTCGGTTCCAGGGCTTAAACCTGTGAAACCGGAAGGTGTACGGAATAACTCCGGACCGCCTCCATCTCCTAAGATAGCAAGACCGCCTTTGTGCCCACCTGCTGGCGTACCTTTAGCGAACCTCGGAATTTCGAGTTTAGGGATCTGGAGTTTTTTATCCACCCCGAATGTATCGAGTAGCTTGTTAATCCCTTTTTGCGTCAAGCCATTGATAATTCCTTCAAGTCCGCCGATCATCGTATTTCCTAGAGATTTAACTCCGGATAGAGCTCTGCCGGCCATATTTTTTATTCCGTCACCAATTTCACCTGGTAGCGCCTTTGCTCCCTCGATCATGTTGTGGAACGTGTCGGCCGCAAATTTCCCGATTGATTTGAACAAACCTACTGTTCTGTCCTTCAAGAAATTCCAGGCGCTAACTGCCCCATTGACCAATCCAGAAAAGAGTGTGAGGACTACATTTACAGCTCCTCGGATTACTGCGATGATTATGTTCCAAATACTTTTCAGAATCCCAAGTATCGCATTCCAGACCGCACTCCAATTGCCTTTTAGTAGCGCAGTGAAAAACTTAACTACGTTGATCACGATATTGAGTGCGTTTTGGATTACACTAACAACTACAGGGAACACGACTTGCACAATTTTCAGCACGAATTGGATCGCTGGGATAAGAACAGTACGAATTATAGTTGCCACTAACTGTAAAACCGTTACGGCTACCTGCATGGCAATCTGAATGATGCTTGTTACAACAGGGAAAACAGCCTGAACAACTTGCAGAATGAGTGGTAGCAAGGTTACAGCCAACTGACTCAAGATTTGAGCAACTGATGTTAACAGATTAGCGACGATAGGCACTACAGACTGAATTATCGCCAGTACTGGCGGGAAAATTGATTGAAACGCCTGTAGCAAAATTGGTAACAAGGTAGTCGCAATAGTGGTTACTACTGGAACAAGGGACTGAATCAACTGTAGCACTATTGGAAGTACAGACGATACGATTTGTAAAATCAGCGGAAGCAAAGATGTAAATGCTTGAGCTAACATTGGCAATAGTACCGATGCGACTTGCATAATAAGTTGTGCGAATTGGACTTGGAAAGATGCCCATGTCTGAATCAACTGTCCAACCAAAGTTACAACTTGCGGTAGAAACGCCGCGAAAGTCACGCCTAATTCCTGGATTACCGGCGCTATCTGAACCGCAATTTCAGAGAATGATTGACCTAACGTTGTCCACAATTCCCCAAAAGCATTTCCGAGCTCAGTAAACGTTGGTCCTAACGAACTAATGCTGGACATTATGACTTCGCCCGTTTTCGCGAATTCAGGTGCAAGCTCTGCTGCAATATCCGAAAAATACCCGATAAATTGATTTATGATTGGCTGAATCGCAACTACAACGTTACCGATCACCGACATAAACTGTGACCAGGCGTTCTGTACAGACGCTCTAAACTCTTCGTTTGTTTGATATAGTCGGAATAAAAAACCGGCTAGACTAACAAGAGAGGTGATGACAAAACCAATAGATCCGGAAACTCCGGCCATCGCCAGCCCTAACGCAGTCACGGTTGGCGCTAAAATCGATATGATTCCGCCCACGCTCGAAAACGCAGCCCTTAAATTCTGAATGAATAAATCTACTGCGGAGCCGGCTCTATCCGCTAGTCCGGAACCGAATCTATCTGCGATCGACGATCCGATGTTTGAAACGAATTCACCTATCGAATTAACCACGTTAGCAAATCGCTGTCGTACTGCCGGAACAATAACGGAGACGCCGTCAGCAAATCTCTCCCATCCGGCTACCGAAGCTTTTTGTATAAAATTAAATGTGTCGCCTACCACTGCCGCAATACTGCTGAATGCCGTAACCGTCACATTTCTAACTGACTCAAAGGCACCGTTCACAAAATTACGGAATTTCTCAGACTTTTTGTACGCGATTACAAGTGCTGCTCCTACCGCGGTTATGCCAAGAACCGTAAGGCCGATCGGACTCGTAAGTGCTCCGAATGCAACACCTAAAACCTTTATAAACTTTTCACTTTTTATCAAACCTTTTAAAAGACCGCTTACAGTCCCGAGTCCAGATATCATTTGGCCGACACCTAGCATTAAAAAACCTAACGCTGCAACAATGCCCATAATTACAGTTGTAACCGCTAAAGAAATAGCTACGAACGATTGCATTCCTTTAGATAGACCGTTAAACCAGTCCGTCGCGCTCTGAAGCACAGAAACGAGTGCAGAGATAGCTGGGGTTAGCGCATTACCAAATGAAATTTGTGCAGTTTCTACGGCACCGGAAAGCTCTTCGATTTTACCCTTAAGGTTATTCATTTTTTCAGCAGCAACATTATCGGCTTTAATTTTATCCATTGCAGCCGCCATTTTATCGAAGCCTTTACTTCCTTCCTTACCAAGAATCAACGCGCCTCGAATAGCGTCACTACCGAAAATATTGTAAAGGGCTTCTTGTTTATCTTTTGCGGACAAACCGTCAAGCGCTTTAGAAAGCTCTCCAGATATTTCTGTCATACTCCGAATATTTCCGTTAGCATCAAAAAATTTATTGTCCATGATTCCAAGACTCCGAGTGGCTTTGTCAAAGGCCTTCTCGAACTTTTCGGTCCCTTGCTTCGCTCCTGTCGTCTTTTCAACATACTTGTTAAGTGCCTCGTATATATCGCCGATATTTTTACTCGCTGGTTTGAAGCCTTTATCAGCCATACGTTTAAAAGCTTCGGAAGTATCAAGGGTGACTAGACCAAGATCGTGCATGGTCTCGTACTGAGCCTTTGTCATAGGTACTAAACGACTTAACATCGTTTTCATTGAAGTACCTGCGTCGGACCCTTTCAGTCCATTCTGAGCGAAAAGAGCCAATGTAGTAGCCGTGTCTTTAAAAGAAAGACCCATTCCAGCCGCTACTGCGGATGTCATTTGAAGACCATACCGCATCTCTCCAACCGTTGTTGCAGAAGAGTTTGCGGCCCCTGCGAGAATATCTGCTGCCTGTGCAACGCTAATGTTATCGTCTTTAAACGCATTCAGTGCAGTCGACGCAATTTCCGCCGCATCCGCAAGCTCTAACTCTCCCGCTGTCGCAAGCGATAGCGCGCCCTTAAGTGCGCCATTCAGTATGTCCTTCGTAGATACACCGGCCTTTACGAGTTCTTCCATACCTTGCGCAGCTTCAAGCGCACTGTATTTCGTATCAGCACCGAGTTTAATGGCTAATTCCGTAAGGGCAGCGCTGTATTGGTTGGCTTCTGCCGGATTCATGACCGCCTTCACGCTCGACATCTGCTGCTCGAAGTCCATCGCTTTTTTCGTTGAAACCGCAAGACCTCCGCCTAAAGCCGCTGTCGCTACGCCGAATGACATCGCGATTTCAGATCCCGCAGATTGCATCCGACCGCCAACGTCCCGCATCCGATCTCCGACTTCGCCCATCCGGTTGCCGAGCTCGTTCCAACGGCCTGTGTTCGATTGGATCTGCCGGTTTGTTGCGGCCAGTTCGGCTTGAGTTGTTCGAAGTTGTGCCGTCGCTTGATTCATTTGAACGCGCAATTCTTGAGTCGCCTGAGCATCTTCGCCTTTTGCTCGTTTAGCTTCGAGATACAATCGGCGGATGTTTTTAAGACGCTGCTCTTGTAACGAGATCGATTGCGTAAGATGTTCCGATTTTTGCCGTAGTTGCTCGGTAGTAGAACCGAAATCCCTTATGCCGGCTGATGCAGCCTCAAATGACGAATCCAATACGCGTAACTTCGTATCGATCGTCTTAATGCTTGCGCTAATTTTAGCGCCTAATTGACTGAAGCCGTTGCTCTGCTCTCGCATTTTACGGTTAAGAAGGTCTAATTGATCCTCAGTTTTCCGAACCGCTGCAACAGTTCGATTATACTGGGCGAGGAGCTTTTCAGATTGTGCCGAATACCTTCCCGTCGTCCTTACGCTCTCTTCATATTGCCGCTTCAACTCGTTAAGTTTCGCCTTTTGCGTTTGTAAAGTCCGATTTAATATGTCGGTCTTATTACGCAGTGAATCCAGGCTGTTATCGAATCGGCCAGCTCCAGCCATTGCCGCTTTGAATTCCGAGTTTAGTACCTTTAATTTTCTGTTAACGTCCTGTAGGCCGCGAGAGAAGTCAATGTTGTCTAGACCTAAACTAACGCGTATAGATCCGACTGATTCAGTCGCCAAATCTCCGATACCTCCCTTCTAAAAACCCGGTATCTGATCGATATAGCCGAGTTTTTGTTGTGTTTTTCCGCTTCCGTGAGAGCTACCACCATCACTAAAATTCATTAGTTCGCAAAACCACCCGATGTCCATTTCGTCTAGGTAATAGATATCCGAGGGTTTTTCGGAGTTGTCGAGATAGAGCTTTTTGAGATCCCTATCAAGTTGATCTAAAACATCAAGGGGTAAAATATACCCCGGTGTTAGTTTTTTACCTCACCGATTGCCTGCGCTTCAGTTTCTTTGTTCTCGCCAACTTGTTCATTTGGAACAGCTACAGTTCCAACGACTTGTTGGATTGTTTCCGTAATTGTAGGAATTAGTTTTTCAGAAGAAATCCCATCATAAAATTGATCGATATCGAATTGTTCGTCATAAACTCGGACTACGTAACCTACCAATGCGTCCAAATCTTCAACATCCAAATCATCAAAGTTGCTCGACTTCGAAAGTTTAATAGCTTCCCGCAACATACGCCCCTTTACGAAAGGTGCTTGAAATACCTTCTCTTCACCATCAATCATTAATGTGATTTGCATAACCCACACTCCTAATTTCTTTATTTTTTAATAAAAAGAGAGCTAAAAACTTAGCTCTCCGTTTCTATTTTCATCTTCGTTTGTGTCACAATTTCGCTCATAGGAGACTCGCCGGACTCATTAGCAGCCGTTACGTTAATTGTGAGTTTAGTATCCGGACTCATGCCGGTTGTTACATACTTAGGTTGCGTCACGTTTTCAGCGAATTTCTTGTCTGCGCCTCTGTAAACGTTGTATGAAGTCGCCCCATCTACGGGATCCCATTCAACTGTAATAGAATCTGTCGTACTGTCGTACCGTAGATTCTGGGGCGCATCAGGGAGTAGAGGTTGTTGGTTCGTAAACTTTCTTAAACCAGTTTTCAATAACCTCTGCTTTCACGCCCTCATCTCCCGTAAATACGCTACGTTGCCAAACCTTGTCGTGATCGCGACGTACAAATACGCCAGAAATTGAGTCTGTTTGGAATTCTGGACTATCTCCTTTAGTTGCAAAAGACTCCTCTTGCGGCTGGAATCTCCCTTTATATAGCGCGTAAAGTTTAGATTTCCCTCCAGTAGTAGCTGACTCAAAAAGCAACGCTCCGTACGGTGCGATATCCGTTTCTTTCTTCTCTAGTACACCATCGCTAAGAATAGTGTGACCGAGCAACAACGCCTGTGCAGTAGTTGATAATTGATCGATACCGATTTCAACTTCCGTTTCTCCCAACGAAGATTCAACTTCTGAAGGGCCGTCATCAGCATATAGAGTTTCGCTGTTTGTGTTCGGTGTGATACTTGCTTCGATCGCATTTCCGATTTTAACCGGAGTATCGTAAGTAACTCCGTTCTCATCTTCCGTTAGAATTTTCGCAAAGTGTATATTTTTTAAACCTACGCGTACGCCTTTTGCCATAGGTTGCTTCACTCCTCTTCCGTATTTAGTGTCGTCCCATAACGCAAGACTTTGTGAAAAAGCTCGGTTTCGTTTTCATAAAGGTCCTGCTCGTTTGAACGAAAAAAGCCAGCTCGTTTGAGCCGGCTCTTTACCTCTTTTTCTAATTCTGAATATTTTGTCGGGTCTTTTGTGAAGATACTAATCTGAACATAGTGATTAGCGAAAGTTTCTTCATCCTCCATTGAAAGTGCGTCAGATACGGTATAAACATAAAAGAGAATGTACGTATCCTCGTCGCCCGAATACGTAATAAATCGAACAGGTACGCCAATATCCTTTAAAGTCGCCATTACTAGACTCCGTAGACTCATGGCAATAAATTCCTTCTCAGGTAGTTAACAATCTCTTGTTGCGCATCTTCCTTAGACGCAATAAAAGACGGCTCAACGAATGGTCGAGGAGCGTGCCCTGGGTGGTTAATTTCCTTACCGTAAACAACTTGGCCGTCTGTTTGTATCTTGGCTTTTCGCAGTTTTATAAGGTGTGGGCTTGTGCCGAATTCAAGAAAATGCGCTGTGAAAAAGTCTTTTTCAGGACCGATTACTACTTCGTCTGACTTACTTTTTTCGACAGCGATCTTGTATCTTTTACTTGGGTTTTTATTTTCCATAGTTTTATAGATAGGCTTTGCTCCGGCATCTAATGCGCCGGATTTTAATGAATTAGCCCGATTGCCCATACGTTGGATGTTTCGCATTACTTCGTCAAACCCGGAAATCTGAATGCTCATTTGATTCCGACCTCCTTCGTCACTAACGTAAAGGTGACGTTACGTTCATCGTCATTTATAAAGCTTTCTATTTCGAACGTCCTTCCCGCGTATGAAATGCGCAAGTCATTTCTAAGAAGCGACTTCATCCGTTTTGAATATCGAATAACAAACCGCGCTGTCCTGTCCGCCTGTACTGCGCCCGCCTGGTAAAATTCGCGCCCCTGAACCGTCTTAACCGCTGACCAAACGGTCGCAACCGGTAACCATTCCTTTATTTCGAATCCCTCATCGTTTGTTGTTTCGGTAAAACGGAGAAATGTGATCCGCTTATTAAAATCTCCTGTTTTCACGTGATCACCTCAGTTGCAATACAATGCCGGCTACTTTGTTTCCGCTCATTGCGGTTGATCTGTTTTCATACGCATCTGTGACGTATATGAGGACGGCCAGTTTATATAGTTCCGATTCCTTGTCGGTTACACCGGCGTTTTCCAGATGTTTCTCTGCGGCGGAAATAAAAAAGGAGATAAGGGAATCCTCCTCATCTCCATCAATCCGCAGATATTCTTTTACCTCATCGGGAGTGATTTTCATATTTACTCACCGCCAGATGGTGTTGGTTCGACAACAGTGATCGTTACGGTATTCTTAACCGTTGTCTTAACTTTCGATTTGACAGTAATCGTAGCAGATCCGGCTGCAACCGCAGTTACCTTTCCAGAGCTCGTCACCGTTGCGACTGACGTGTTGCTCGACGTGTATGTTACGCCTTGGTCAGCTCCACTTGGCGATACTGTTGCGGTAATTTGCTGCGTCTCACCTACGTTCAATGTTTTAGACGATGGGCTGACGCTGATGCTTTCCGGATCAGGAACAGGCGTCGGCTCTGTTGTAACGGAAAGCTCGTCACTCAGCTCCGATGGATTTCCCGCCATTGAGATCGCCCGAACTTGGTATTTATACGTAGTTTCCGGCTTTAAACCACTCTCATTAAACGACGTGCCAACGCGGGTCCCGACGGAAACCCCGTCCCTAAAGATTTCGTATTCTTTGATTCCCCCAGCAAAGGCTACGGCATCCCAACTTAGGGACACCGATGAGTCAGTCGAAGATGCCTTTAGCCCTTGGGGTGCTTCAGGGAGTAGTGTCTACTTTAGCGATACGGAATGCAGATTTCAGTTTAATTTTGTGATCGAAATACGCAGTAAGAACGAATACATTTTCGCCAGTTTTAACGTCTTTATCGCTTTCGTAAGTGATTGCTGGATCATAGTTGAAGTGAGAGTAACGGAAGTCACCGACGATAGGATCAACCGCAGCGTCACAGAATTCAACTGGTTTACCGATGATTTGTTCCGGTTGTGCACCGTAAAGAGTTGCACTTCCATTAGCCAAAGTTTCAATGATTTCGAGATAGTCTGCGTATGTCATCATTACTTTTGCGTTTTCACGGAAGTCCTCCGGAAGATCAGCAATAGCTTTTTTGATTGCTTTATATTTATCTTCCGCAGATACTTGCTTAATTCCGGCAGCGTAGAAGGACATTTCCTCTTCTCCCTGTTTCGGTGTTACTGCGAAAGAAACTTTTTTCTCTTTTGCAGCTAGGCCGGATTGTAAAGCGCGCTCAACTGTAGCGACCAGATCAGTATCAGTGGCTGCCAAAATAGTTTCGGAGATTTTTGCCATGACTTTGAATTTGCGACGTCCGAAAGTAACTACATCTCCGTCTACTTCAAGTTCTTTAGCAGTCTGCAAGTCTTGGATGAAGTCATCATCGTCAAGGGAAAAATCAACTTTAGGGATTTCGAGATTTGTTACACTCGTATACGTTGAAAGCTCACGCAACGGATTCTTTACAAAAGGTTCGTGAATAAGTTCTTCCGAAACTGTTTTAGGAAGGAGTTTTTCCCCGCCTGTTCCGTTATTATCTCCTAACGCAGCACGTACCTCAGGAGCCGGTACTTCTTTTCGCATTGTTGCACGGATTAATCCAGCTTTAGCAGAAATTTTCTTAACTTTTGGATCTTCGCTGTTAAGTCCAGCAGACGCGCCTGCTTTTGCTTTTTCAAGGCTTGCTTGAATTTTAGCTTTTTGTTCCTGCTCTAAAGCATCGTGTTGGTTTTGCAGGATATCCATGCGTTCTTTAAGATCGTCTCTTTTTTGTTTTAAAGACCGTACTTCGTCGATAGAAGCGTTAGGGTCGGCTGCTTTGTTCATGATTTCTTTTTCAACCGATGCTAATTGTGTACCTACAGTGTTTAAGTTTGCCTTCAGATCAAATAGTTCCATTAAATGATTCCCCCGTTTTGAAGTTTTAGTAAATTCGTTTGTGCTTCCGCGATAAGCTGCTCACGGAACAGGCGCTCTTTTTCCGCCTGCTTTTCGTCCTCTTTCGTCTGATTAAGAAGTGATTCCGGAGTGTTCCGGTACTTCGCAAATAACTGCGTGTCTACTTTCGCAACGGCAGTGCTAGGAGCTTCGATAGAATCGCACAGCCCTAAATCGAGGCATTCTTGCGCCGACAGCCACGTTTCTGCGTCCATAAGTTCGATCAAACGATCACGATCGAGTTTTCCGCCTGCTTTTTCGAGGTAAGCTTCGATAAGACTTTCGCGAATGCGATCCATGTCGTCAGCCCACTTACGAAGCTCTTCAGCGTTTCCGTTGACGGTAATGATTGGGTTGTGAATCATCATCATCGCGTTTGCGGGCATAAAAATAGTGTCACCGGACATTGCGATGACACTTGCGATAGAGGCAGCCAGCCCGTCGACGTAGACGTTAACATGGGCTTTGTGCCGCTTTATGATGTTGTAGATCGAATTCCCTTCGAAAACAGAGCCACCTGGCGAATTGATATAGATATTTAGCGCAGAAACTTCGCCAAGTCCGTCTAAATCCTCCTTGAAAGTTTGCGCAGTCACTTCGTCACCCCAGAACTGGGCCGAACTGATTTCACTGTAAATGTAAATCTCGCCTGTTTTAGCGTCATTCTTCGCCGCTTTGATTTCCCAGAACTTCTTTATCGTCCTCACCTCCTTTCGAGTTTTCGTTATCACCTTCGTTAATTTCTAACGTTGGAGGCGTCGGTACATCCGCCGATGTTATTTTCTGTTGCGCAACCTGGTCGATTGGGAATAAATCTTTGCTTAAATAAAGCGTATCTCCGCCCTCTTCTGGCGGCAAATCCTCCCACGCACGCACCTCATTCGGCTTAAACCAGCCGCTCCGGATACCTTGTTGATAAAAATTACCGCGGGTCTGCATGTCCCCACGCAGTAACGCGTTCATACTGAACTTAAAATAATAACCGGACTTGCGTTCCTTTTCGGTCAGCAGCTTCCGGTTAAATTCTTTTTCGTATTGAGTTGCGATAGGCATTAGCGTGCCTTGTACATAATCGATATAAAGCTGCTCCATATTGGAGACGCTGCCTTGTGTCTCGCCAAGCATGTACAACGGAATATTAAAGGCCTGCGCGACTCTTGAACGTGTCACTTTTTCGACCTCAAACGCCTTTGTATCGATGAATTCCTTCTTTAATTCGCGTATTTTTACCCCCGGTTCCTGAATTAAGAGGCCTCCGTTGTCTTTATAGAAACTTTTAAAGTTCTCTAACATCTTTTCTTTGCGTGTATCGTCGAGCTGATTCGCCAATTCCAGAATGAACGATATCTTTGCTCCGTCCATTTGTTCGAGACTGAACAGCCGGACGTCGCGATCAAAGTCGAGAGCGTTCCGCAGAACCTTTAGCGGTGAGATTCCTTTCAACCCGTCTACCGACGTATATTTAACGTGAATCATGTCCATGTTGTGAACGAAATAATTTCCGTTGTCTCCTAAAATCTCGTACCAAAGTTCACGAGTAGTCTCTTCAATCACCGGCTGCACTCTCGAAGGATCCAAAACCTCTAATCCGACGACTTCATAGCGCATTCCGTACCGTTTTATTGCGTAAGCATTGCCATATACGGCCCGATGCGTCTCCAAAAGGCCGATAAATTGCCCGGATGTCATGTTATGATTCGGCGCGTATGTCAGAAGCTCGGAAGCCTGAGACTCAATCGGTTGATAATTTTTATACGCCTTGATCGGTAGGCTTGACATCGTGTTTGATAATCGCGACACAGCCGAGAAAACTGTTTCGTTGTCAGCCAGCGCATGTTCTCCGTAATTTCCTAGAATAGTAGCTCGAGGAATATACCAGTGTGTTAGATCCCTTCTCGTTTCTGCCTTGACATCGGATGGCTTGCGAAAAAAGTTCCGAACATTGCTCCAAAAGCCCAATTTCTCACCTCCTAACCGTTTAATAGATCGCTAATTGAGATAAATCCGACGCTTCCGCCCTCAACCGGCTTCGTCATATCGAGATAAACCTGTGTATGTGCGTTCAGAAAAGCCGCAAAGCCATCGATTTTCCGGTACCTCGTTTGTTTAGTCGGCAACCAGTTACCGTTCCGATCTTCGACGAGCTTGACGTTGTTTAGATACCATGTGAAAAGCTTGTTTTCGTTGTAAACGACGTTTCCGTCAAGCAATAATTCTTTGATATGCTTTAACGGGTCACTCAGAGTAATGTACCCTTGTCGCACAACTTCGGTTTGAAATCCGTAGTTTTGAAGATCGTGAACCAATCGCATCGCATTCGCTGGGTCAAACGTGATCTTATCGATCTGATATTTACGCGACATTTCAACGAACCAGTCGTAAACGTACTCGTACTGAACGTAATTTCCGGGTATAATCGTCAAAAAACCGTCGGCTTCAAACCCACGGTAGTCGATTTTTTCGTTATCTTTTTGTACTTTTGCCGCCGGTACCCACGAATGAGACATAACAAAAACGCGATTATCCGGTAGCAAAAACTCCAGACACGCGCTTGTAAAGTCTTCCGTTTGTGATAAGTCGAAGCCGCCAATGCATCTCATACCACGCAACGATTCCGGATCGACATGTCCGTTATTGCGCTTGATGACTTCGAAGTCTATGAAGCTTTCCTCTCCGTTATCCACGAAGATATTAAACCGTTTGACCAGCCAGTCGTTGTATTCACGAGGTACGTGGCGGTCTGCATTGAAGTCCTGAATCATTGACGGAATATCCATCGTTACTCCAATGTTAGGGTTCGCTTTGATCCACATTTCCGGGTTTTCCACCTCAGAAATGTCGTCTAATTCGGCCATAAAGTAAAAATTCCGCTCCTGAACGTTAGATCCGTCCAAAACATCGGAAGCAATTTCGTAATATTCGACGAGAGGCCCGTCGAGTTGATATCCGGCCGTCGTGATGTAGATAATTAATGGCTGCCGTCGAGCTGCCCTTGAGTTCTTGATTACGCTGATCAATTTTGAATCTTTGAATTCGTGTATCTCATCGAATATGCCGAGATGCGTATTCAAACCGTCTAACTTTTCGCTATCAGACGCCCGCGCCTCGATCTGACTCATAGACGCGTCATGATAGATGCCTTTTTGATTCTCGCGCAGACGCTTCCGAAGTACCGGTGACTTCTGAACCATTGCACGACTTTCCTCGAATAAAACACCCGCTTGTTGCTTCGAGTTTGCTAAGACGTAGGCCCGAGCGCCCGGTTCGTCGTCCTTTGTTATCGCAAAATTGGCTAAACCGCTGATTTTCGTTGTTTTTCCGTTCTTCCGCGCAACAAAAACAAGGCCTTCACGGAATCTCCGAAGGCCAGTATCGCGATGAACCCAACCGTACAGTGATCCGATCACAAAATGTTGCCACGGTTGAAGCGTCAAACTGTTGTATTGTCCTTGAGACGGTTTACAAAACTTCTCGATAAACTGTATGGGGCGATGCCCTTTTTCTTCGTTAAAAACGTATGGAAATTCGTCTGTTCCTGCGCGTTTTAAATCGCGAAGATGTCGTTTACAAGCGAGAATATTTTTCTTACTTGCGATTATCTCCCCGGAGACTACTTTTTCCGCATACCATGTTGTAAGCAACTTTTCCGCCGGTTTTTCGCGTATAAATCCGGCTACTTTTTGCGTTTTTAGCCAGTTTTTATACCATTTTTCGATGTCTGTCGGGTTAGAGCTGATCGAAACCGTCGTCATTTTCTTCACCGCCCGCGTTTAATTCTTTTCTTTGAGCCGGCGTAAGATCGAGCGATTTCAGAAGATTGTTTAACGTCGTCACCGTCTTCGTAAGCTCAATCGCTAACGGATTTTTGACAAGGTTCTCCGCGCCTGCTTTGTTCGTATGCCGCATCATTAAAGGGTTCTCGGCTACTTCCTTTTTTAGTCGGCGGTAAAACTTATGAGTGTCAACGTAGAGTTCGATCAGTTCTTCATCCGATTCTTTATACCTGTCTCCGAGGTATTCCCGGATTTTTTTCGCTGTCGGTACCGCCATTAAAACACTCCTTTCATTCGGGGAGACCCCCCTTTAATGTAAAATTTCTGGTCGCGCAACAAGCGAAGGGGGCCCGCCGGTCCCTTGTATTTTTGTTTTTTAGTCCAGAGGGGAGGGGGCTATAATTCGGGGTTAGCCTCTGTCTTTACAACCCTGATTTTTCTCTGTTTCTTCTCTGTTTTGGCACTTTTCTGCCCCTTCTCCGGATGGCGTTTGTTGTGGCAGGAATTGCAAAGGCTGACCAAATTTGATGCATCTAAAGCTAATTCAGGGTATTCTCGCAGCTCCTTTATGTGGTGTACAGTCTCTGCTTTAGTGATCGTTTTATTTGCGAGACAGTCTTGACACAGGTGATGGTCGCGCTTGAGCACTAAGGCTCGGCACTTAGCCCAGGCTGTAGACTTATAGAAAGCACGTGCTTCCGGGTCACGCTTATGTCTGTCGTAGTAGTTACTCATCGCCTTGCCCCCGCCATGAATCTCGATAGGGTTAGCGGATTGCGCCCTGGTACTATCGTTATGGATGGCTTACAGAACGGACGGCCAGCCAGTTGTATAAGTCCAAGCTCATAGTCGCGTTCTCTTCGTTGCTCTCGTAGGTATCTATAGCGCTGCTTACGTTCTCTATTCACAGGCCTTCTCTCCTACGCACAATTCCTTTGTCTCTGTTACCGGAAGCTTAGTACATGTATTGGCGTGCTTGATACGGAAATAAGTACCACCGATCTGTTTATCGTTTTTAGTCCGCCACTCGAAGTCTACCGCAATACGGCCGGTAATCTCTTCGCCCTTATATACAACGCGCGGTATCGATTGTTCATCCGTTAGTTCTATCGTTAGTAAGTTCGGTTTAGGTTTGACCTCCAACGCTATCCCTCCGTTTCCTTCCGTTTATAGCGTACTTCTAATCCTCCATCGTCATTTACCGCAAAGATAAACTCGTTAGCTCCATCGTTCATTAGTCCGGATATGACGCTTTTCGTTGCCTCCCGTTCTTCTTCCGTACTGTATCCCGGAAGCTTTACCTTAACGTAATTCTCTCGCTTCGCTGTAGTAAACGTGATAGGCGTTACATAGCCGGTATAAGGCTTAGTAGATACGGACGTACTGCCGTACTTACTACGTATATACTCGACCGCATTAAGCGCAGCATTAATCGGATTAGCCAACGTCATCCCTCCTTTCTCATACTAAAGCGTCAATCACTCTACGGTGATTTACCAATCCGACGCGCCCACCAATACCGTTGCACTTTGTCTTTATCTTTTATATAAGTTCTTTATCGCGATAATGTATTTAATAGATTACCAATATCTGCGTATCGTATGAGCGCAGCGAATAGATCGCTATTATTTGTTTCTCTTTTACGTATTGCTCTTTTACTTCTTTCTCTTTTTACAGTCCGCCCTGTGCAGATGATCCATCGTATGTCTTGCGCATACTAGCGATCGTATGTCCTAGGCATACTATGCGTCATAGCAACGTTTATAACAGCTTGGATAGAACGTGATACCGATCCTTAATACTGAAGGTGCGTAGCATGCGTTCTATATACTCGTTATCTAAACCGGTTGTTTCTTCTAGCTCGATCTTCATGCGCTCCACTTCGTGCTTACAATCGTAATGGCTCGGGAACTCCTCGGTATTCAATGCGCTTTTAGCAGCGTTACACGGACGACAGAGTAGCTGGAGATTGTCGATGTCATCTGTACCACCACTCGCTTGCGGAATAATATGATCGATATTGTACGTTAGGCTTTCGTTACCGTTAGCTTCACGCTTACTAACGAGTCCTTCTACTCCGCAGTGAGCGCATTTCCTTGCGCTTAAATCAGCGAACTCTTCTCTCCTTTTATACGACCATTTTAACGCCACCTAATTACGCTCCTTTCTGCGACGCTTCGGCAAGTACACGCTAAAGTCCGGTCGCACCGTTTCGCCGAACTCATTAACGATATATCCATCGTCAGTTATGTGCGGACAGAACGACGGAAAGTACCACTTGAAACGCTTTGTCCCTTCGTAATGTCCGGTCGTCCGTATGATCCCGTTAGTCTCTAAGATCGCGGCCAGCAGATTAATCCGGTTACGATCGACGCGAAGGTGCTGCTGAATAGTTTCGTAGTTTAAGAAGCAAGCGCCGAACCTATCGTTAAGGCTTCCGTCACTGCGCGTATAGTTACCGTCGATATACGACTGCAACAGAAAGTAAAACGCCACCACATCGCGTATCTCAGGCTTTCGTTTGTAGTCCGCATAGACTACATCATAAGCTTCGTTAATCAAACGCGGAAATACCTTGCGCATAAGCTCCCGACTGTATACCTCGAACCCTTGCGGATTGTCTAAGAGCGCGGCTTTGTCATTCGGCATTGGCTTGCGGTCTGGTTGGTCTCTGTTGTTCAGCGCTACAACGTTACTCATCCGCCCCCTCCTCAACGTAAATAACTTCGGCTGCATTATCGATAATCCATCGAAACATTGGATCGTTTACAATCGGATTATCCGCGTAGCCCGGTAGCATAAATAGCGATATGTTTTCCGGATTTATGCCGTCCAGTACGTAAGGATTACGCGATACAAATTGCGTGTACTTATAGCTCGGATAGTTCGTTTTCACCCGTTTCCATATCGTTTTGGCTTCGCTAACGGTCCTTCCTACAACGAGAGCGAGTCGCCACTCTTCTTGTTCAGGGCCGTCGGACAGAGCGAAAAAGGCTTGGCGCAATTCATCGAGCTGTTCGTCATATTCGTCGCTGGCGGTAAGTTTAACGGTTATTTTACCGCTCATCAGCGCTCCTCCTTCGAATTTCCTTTCCGACCAGATAAACGGTAGGCTCTTCGTCTAACCTATCGAATATAGACCGCAATGATCGGGTCGTCTCCCAACCGTCAGCTAACGGTTTCTCACCGAGCCGTTCAGCTAGGTCCTGAAATTCGGCCAGCGCCTTAGTCGCCGCCTTTGCTTCGCGTTGAACCGCCTTGAGTCCGGTTATCGCGTCGGATACATCCAAGTCGATTTTAATTTTGCCGATTGATTCGCGCTTTGATTCCGCCATTCACATCGTCTCCTTTTTCGTTTTTAAATACCGGGCTTGGTCCGCATCGTTGAGAGGCGTTCCGGCTTATTTATCGCAAGCACAAAAAGAGCGACCCATATTCGGATCGCCCTCGTTCTGATTGCGTTATTAACACCCGCCGCCTCAAGACTGGGCGACGTGGTTTTTCGGAAGGCAAGACCGGTTATAATCCTTCCGCGAGGCCTTTTTTTGTTGCTCTTGTCAGGTTACACGCCTTATCAGAGTATTAAGCGCTCCGAACGCTTTCCTCTTATTTCGCGCGGTTTTCAATGACCCGTGTAAGGAGGTACGCGCCCGGTACGAATAAAATTACACGAAATTAGCGCTTCTAACCGTCACCCTACCGAATACCCTCGGAGAAGGCTAAAACGTCTAATTCCGTGTGATTTGCGCATTCCGCTTTGTGCTCGTTAATGACTTCGCCGCAATATGTACTAAAAGGACGCCAAGTGTGCGGCTAGTGCCCGTTGTTGCTCCGTAGTTGTAGCGTCCTTCTCATAACGTATAGACAACTACGCGTGTAAAAGTTGATATATTAACGGAATATTTTCGAATGTTTTAAAACATAGCGCCCACTCCGTCGCTTACGCTCCTACGTGTCCGCGGATATTATTAAGACCTTTATCGCGATACAATTATTTATACAATATACATGATTGCGTTTCTGCGGGACGTAGTGAAACGTAGTTCCCGCTAGTCTTCGAATTCAGAAGACTAAGAAGTAATTCCGCACTCAAAATCGCTGTATCCCTTGCGGCCGTAAGCACGAACCCTATTTTCGGTTGTGCGAATAAAGTCGTGTTTTTGGCCGATTTGTGCGAATAAAGTCGTGTTCATTATCAATTACGTTATTCTAATTGAGAATAAGACGATAATCATCCGATGTCTCACCGTTACATTCAACGTATTATTATTCATACTAACGTATAAATATACGGTATCAACACGAAAAAATAGACGCCAATCATTCGTCAGCGTCCTCGGTCAGGTCGATAAGCTCCCGTATATCCGATATATTCAACGCGGTCGCAATCCGGCTGAGATGGTCGAGCTGCACCCGTTCCTTAATTCCGCGGCACAGTTCGCTAATGGCAGTCGGACGGATTCCGGTTAAGTCAGCGAGTTCCTTCTGCGTCATATTCTTCCGATCAAGTAGCTCGGCTATCTTTAATTTAACGATCATTTGCCGGCACCTCCTGCGATTATACGCTGTTTAAAAGTTCGGTTAAGGACGGCATATTTCTTCGCGAGTGCCGCCGTTGTGGAATGAAAAAGAGCATATAAAACGAAAAGCCCTACTCAAAATTGAGTCGGGCTCTTTATTTACAAACTTTATCTTGACACTCTGGCTTCTCTTCTGCGTCCACTGAAGAAATACCTATCTCATCGTTAGTTTTATCATAAGTACCGAAAAACTCTTTATTTTTATCCCCATTTATATATCCTTCTACAGTTATCCCGCCCATAGGGTCTATGTCATATGAATCCGAAAAATTTATTTCTTTAATATCTTTATAGTTTTTTTCTAAAAAAGTTTTCATCTTAGTTTTAGCCTGATTAAACAACTCGGTTTCTGCTACTTTTTGATCGTGTTGGTGCTTCATGTAAATACCTCCAAATGTTATAATTACGATGGAGATTAGGATAATTATGTATTTTCTCATAGACTCATCCTTTCCTAAAACAATTTTACATTAGAGTTGAGGTGTTGTACATGCCTAAGAATATCGATATTCCAAACATTAGCGATAAAGAATATTATTATTTAAGTAGGTTTTCTTATAACTATGACAAAATCAAAAAATCATTAAAAGAAAATAGACCTTTAACGACGAGTAGTTCTTCTCGGTGGTATGTTGAAAAAATTAAGTCGGATGACGATACCGGACTTGATGCGGTTGTTCTGTCACAAGCCGAAGAGAAAAACGGAAAGTGGGTTAAATCAGATAACCCCAAAAACGTCGTCGTAGCCTTCGCCGGTACTGACGCCGGAAAGGACCCGATCGATGACTTAGTAAAAGCAGACGGTGGAAATATCGTGATGGGGCAAGATCCAAAAAAGAAAACGCATTATATAATCGAAAAAGATGCGAAAGATACATCCAAAACACTGGGAAAATACAATTCCACACCCTCACAAGACGCTATGCTTAGCACCGGTAACTACAAATTGATTACAAAACCGTCCCAAATCGGTCAAGCCGACGATCTTATAAGAGAAATCAAACAAAAATATAAAGGCACCCCGACGATCATTTCAACGACTGGACACTCACTCGGAGGTGCAGAAGCGGAATACAGTGCGGTCAACAACGATATCTATGCCGTCGCATTCAACAATCCCTCCGTCGTTAAATTACATTCCGAAGAAAAGCAAAAGGAAATCAATAACGGTGAATACAACCGGTATGTAAAGTCGATCGTAAATCCGGATGATATGATCGGAGCCGGTTGGTGGAATGAGTACGACCGCCACAATGGAACAACGATATATACAAAAGATCCTGCTGTATCGAATGCTATGCGCGAAATGCGAATGCGAGGCAAGGTAACTGATCAAATTGGCGAAAACGCTGCGTACTTCTTTCAGACAGCAATCTTGGGAATGCCTGATACGCATTGGGTCGGCAGCAATAATTTCTCTTTCGACGAAGACGGTAATATTAAGAATATAGACGGCGATGAACTCGTCTACGATAAAAATTTAAAAGCAATGCTGCCGGCTGAAGTGGCATCAGGGAGCGGCGCGATTAAAGTCACCCCCGAAGTCGCTAAGCAGCTTGCGGAAAAAGTAAATGCGATTATAAACGACCTGCGTACGATGAAAAGAGAAGCGGAAAACGCCTACCAGGAACATGACGCTGCGATAAGCGATTTGAAATGCGATACCTATCGCCAGGTCGGTCACGGCTTATACGATCAGCTTACGCTCGATGATGTAAACAATACGCTGAATGATTTGGCGCAGTCGTTCGATAAAAAAGGGAATCCGCTGTTTTACGATGTCGATGCCGAAGCGGCCTATATCGCGTCATTGCAGGATACGATTTCAGATTTAGAGGAGATCAGCGGTTATCTCGCACAAATCGCAAAGGATTTCAAATCAAAAGACAAGATGCTCGCAAACTGGTTAAAGTTATAGGAGATGAGTAGATGGATACGTTAGATCAAATAATCAAAAAGCAGAACGACCCAATGGAAAAGCGCAGGCAGCTTGCTATGCTGAAAACGGGTATGAGAGGCGTGGCCGGAACCAAGCTCGAATCCGTTCGAAATACCCTCAGACCGAAATTCAAAGTAGATGACATACAAAAGGAAATGAACAGCGTCTATTCATCACTTCTCTACAGCTTCGAAGGGAAAGCGCAGCAGGCGCTCGCACAGCGGATCAGCCAAAGCGCTCAGCAGCTTATTCATACGGAACAGGACGGAGAAAGCTTTGTGAATGGGTTTAAGACGAATTAGAGGCGCCAATTACGGCGCCCTTTTTCGTTTATTTACGGTTTCTTAACGTTAAACATCGCAAGCAGCGTCTTATCCGGCGCCTTGGACTGTCGATAAAACACGTTAGGATTGAACGTGTAACGTTCCGGCTCGCCACCGACCTTTATTCGCGCAACAACGAATTCACCGTCGAATTTCATCTGCTTCAGGCGCCGGCCAAGCGTATCCGGCGTTACTCCGATCGCTGCCGCAAGCTCTTTTTTATTGAACCAACGAATATACTTCGGATTCTTTTCGAAAGGATTCTCGCAAAGAGCGTTTGTTTCGTAGTGGACGAACGGCAGCATTCGGTAGATCAGGCCGATGTCTGTCGCTTTCACTTCGCTGTACACCTTCTTAATCTTCGCGGTATAGAGTTTGACGACGTACTGGCTACCGAAGTTACCTTTGAAATGATAGCGTTCGTTCACCGAGTATATGCCGCCTTCCTCCCGGATAATATCATGCGCAGTACAGGCGCTCAGGAAATCGTAGAACGTTCGCGGCTTCTTCGCGAGCTGGAGAACGGACATCATATCCGCTGTCGTCATCGGAGTTTTATCGCGGCTAGATTTCACGAGAACACCGTTATAGTCGACGTAGCATTGCAGCAACATCAAATACCCGCATTGTGCCGTTGTGAGGGCGTCATAGACTTCGTGAATATAAGACATATTGGCGTTGGAAAAGTCGCGCCTGTCCGTCGTCTGCTTTTGCTGTTCCCGGAAAGCTTCGTCCTGGTTCCGGTGTCTGAGCGTGTAGTCTGTCGATAGATCTTCGCCCGTCTCTGCATTTACTACTCGTAATCTTTTCAAAATATCGTCCCCTTTGTCGCAAAATAAAAGAGCGCGGATTTGGCGCCCTCATAACGTATAGACAGCTAAACGGGTAAAAGTAACGGGTTTAATGAGAAATTTTTTCGCCGGTTTCGATATTGATCGTGAACTGTCCCGGTGATCTTCCCTTTACGAAATCGTTATAGCGGCTTCTTCGTTCTTTATTTCGCGCCCTGGCCGATCTATCAACGAACTTTTCCTCGTATGAAGAGCGTTTTCTTCGCGTCGGAACTTTATAATTTCGACCATCTGCCCCGTACTCTTCTGCGAGCTTTTCGGATGCCTCCGACTTGATGCGCTCTTCTCGCTGCGTTTCGCTCATGATCGGGTACTCTTCGCGAGCCATTTTATCCGGGTGTGGGTTCGCTAGCTCTTCGTAGATTACGAGATTCGCCATACGTTCAAGCGCGATAGAATCCGGATGCTCTCCGACGGCATCGAAGTAAGCGTCGGCCAGCGCGGTAATTTCCTCAATACGTTCAATACGATCCAATTCTCCGGCCTTTGTTCGTTGATATAATTCGGTAATCATTTCGTGCAATAGTGCTTTATCCATTAATTCGTCCTCCCGTCGAGTATCCTTCGCCATGTCCCGCCCAATAGTAGTAAATATCCGCAATCGAATCAGCCGCTCGATTTATCAGATGATTAACGGAATCCTTGCCGACCCCCATCCGTTTTCCCGCCTCGACTTGCGTCAGGTCTTCGAAATATACGAGCCGGATAGCTTCGCGTTGTCTGTCGGTCAGATCCGCAAGCTCAATCGCGTTGTGCAGATCGAGCAGCACTTCGGCAGCTTCGTATTCTCCGAGTCGTTTGCGGCTGACGAACTTCGGATAATCGGAGAGCAACGTTTTGACGCCCTCCGCATTGTCTAGCGCATATGTCGTTTCAAATTCGCGATCCTTTCGGTGTAGATCGATTTTGACAGTACCCATTAAACCGCCTCCAATTTCGCTGAATTATGTGGTTCACCGTAGGAATCGCGCAGTCTATCGAAATAGTTGCGGACAATTTCGTCCTGCCAATCAAAATCAAACGAACTCACCATACGACCATTCCATTCGATCTCATCGCCTGCCCCTAGCGTTAATTCGTTCCATCGGTAAGGCCCGTCTGAGAACGTTCTTTCCGCGTCTCTGTGGCCGTCGCAGATGCCGTTACCATGAGAGAAGAAAAACGCGTCGTTACCTTTCTCGATTCCGTGCCAGCTTGGAAGGTGCGGATATAGATTTTCGCGCATTAGGTTGTCGTCAGTAAAATCGTTAAGAAGATCGTCAAGTTGCGTTAGGCCATCGCTCCATTTATCCGTCAATTTACCTTTCGCGTCCCAACCGATATCCGTTACTTGAGCGAAATAGGCTGGCTGCTGGCCTTCGAGAAACTTTGCGTTGTATTCTGTTATGTCTTTGTCTCCGCCTCTTCTAAAATTCGATTCCCATTTCGTAGTCGCTGGTGATATTAATTGCGTACCGGGTGGTGCCTTCCGTAAAATCAAAATCTGCGTTGGAACCGTTGTCCCTACATGCTGGAACGTCTCACTCGGCAGCATAATCGTCGCAACTTGCCAGCATGTTTCGTGCATTAACTTCCGCAGCTTGGCCGCGTAGTTACCGTAAGATAGTCCTAACGGAAGGACAAACGCAATATATCCGCCAGGCTTTGCCGCCTTGATTGCAAGTTCAATAAACGCAACCTCTGACTTTCCGCCGTATTCGCCCTTCTTTTTCGTAACTGACCGCCACTCTTCTCCCTCTTTCGGCTCGAATTTAACAGTGACGCCATACGGAGGATTTCCGACAACTAAGTCGTAATAGTCCCGTCGATCATGAAGAAGCGCATTCCCTTCGACAATTTCAGCGTCTGGATAAAGCAGCGACGTTACCTTTGCGCTTGTTTTATCGAGTTCTAACGCAGTCAGGTCCGCACCGTCCGGAGCGTGTTCGAGAAAGACACCGGCACCGACGGAAGGTTCGAGGACTTTCGGATTCTCAGGTAAGCGAGGCTTTAGTACGTCCCATATGAATTTAGCGACGTGGGTTGGCGTGAAGAATGCACCGCCTGAGAATGCGTTCGGTAACAGTCCGCCAGCAGACGTATAGTTTTGTCGTAAGAATTCGAGATCTTCTTCAGTTATTTGGTCGCGTTCCTTTGCGATGATTTCCATTGATTTAACGTTACCTTCCCACCTTTTGCGATCGGCTTTCCCCATTCAGTTTCCTCCTTCGTTAATAACTTCGTTAACAATCCGCACACTACTGTTGACTATCGGTAACTATTCCGTCTATACTGAACGTAAATACTTTCGTAAGGAGATTCGATATGACACTTACGTGGATTTCAAACGACTTTGAGCGCAATACTAAAGCGTATATAACAATCGAAAAGCAACGACGTTTATTTATTTCGGCCGGTGCGCGGCGCGTCATCGGACTGCCTACGGACGGACCGTTTTATTTATCCGTCGCATATGACGCGGCTGAAAAGCGCATTGTTGTCGGCAAGCCCGAACTCGTTAAGCAGCCGGATGTCAAACCGTTCAAGTTCGATAAGCGCGGCAATGTTTCGGCATGGCCATTCTTGCGTAAAATCGGCATTGATTTCGATAAGCTTCCGCAACGATACTATTTGATCGGCGATGGCGAGGCGTCAAAACAACCGTACCTGGCCTATCCGAAAGGCACGTATGCGTTTCAGTTAGACGAGTAGCTCCGCCATAATCGCGTCCAGCTTCTCGTATAACTCTTCCGGCTTGCCTGCGTTCTCAATTTCGTAATCAACTTCGAAACTGTTAACGGCAAGCTCAGTCGGATGCTCCAAGTCGACAAGATCGAATTGATCGCCGGCTTTTTTAGCGCGTTCAATGCGGAGATCGACGGGCGCTGTTATGCGGATAAATACGAATCCTTCGTCCTTCAATCGCTTGTATTCGTTAGGCTGGCGGCAGTCATCGACGATCACGCGATTCTTTAGCGCTGTATTGCCGCAGTCGCAAGGATGGCGGTCGAGATAGGCGGCTATTTTCGGCATGAGAGCGTCGATCCATACGTCCTCTCCGAAGGCTTCCCGCGCCCACTGTCCGAACTTCTGATAATGAGCGCGCGGCTTCGGATTTCTCGGAACGTGAGGGAATGCGCGGTGAAATGCGTCCTTCAGTTCGTCGCCAAATGCGAACGGCTGGAAATCGTAGTGAAGCGAGATGTACGATGCGGCCAGCGACTTGCCTGCGCGAAGTGGTGCGGTGAGGGCGATCTTCATTGGCGTTCCCTCATTGCGTTAAGAAGTGCGGCAACCTCTTCGGCAGTGAATAAGCGCGTATCTGAGTCGGATTCGAGGTTCGCCACCTTTCCGTCCGTTTCCTTTGCGGCATATTTCAGCGACTCCGTTTCCGACTCTATGCGATCCATACGTTCCCAGACGCGCTCAATTTCTTGTTGGCGATATAGATGGCGCTGTGATTGCGCGTGTACGCCTTTTTCTAACTGCGCTATCTCTTCGCCGTGCCTCCGGTTGTCTTTGTGAAGCGTGTCTATTTCGTCTTGTAGACGCTTAACTTCTTCGTATAGAAAATCGGTCACATCCTCGTTTGTAGCATAATCGTGTACGATTCTATCCTCTAGCTTAGCGATATCGTGGCGAATATCCGCAACGTCATTCCGTAGATTAGCGATGCTTCCCGCCCCCATTTCGTTCCATCCGAGATCTTCCTTGATCCGTTTATTCTCGCGTTCCAATTCCGCAACACGCGTCGCTAGGTTAGCGATAACGTCGATCGGGTCGGAGGGCTGCGGTTCTTCTTCGGAGGATTCGGCCGGGACGAGGACACGATAGCATCCGTGCGAAAATCCGCATGTAATATCTCCGTCTGAATCTTCGTATTCAATTACGTCGACCATGCCAGCGCCCACACTAGTGACCTCCGTTACTGTTCCATCCGAATACAATTCGCTCAAATGAATAACCTTCTCGCCCACTTCCGCCTCTCGGTCGACCATTTCGTAGCGCTCCGTGCCGTCAGGTCCGTCAATGTGGACGATATTGGTCGGTTCGAGCACGCGGTATTCTCCGAGGTAGATAAGTCCGGAACTGTTCATCTCGGATATAGCCTCGTCACTTCCCACAAAACCCGATCCCGGAGGAACTTCGCGGTCTACCGTAAAAACATCTCCGTTCTCGTAAATATCGCCCGGATACCTTTTGTCTACGATCACAATCTTCTCGCCTTCCTCCGCCTTCCTATTGACCTCTACATATTCTCGTTTGATTCCGCCAAGTGATTCGTCAGCCAATACGTGGATTTTTTCGTTAGTTTTCGTCATTTATTCGCCCTCCCGTTATTTAATAACCCGCAACTCTACCGACTGCCGGCCGAACTGTACTGCGTCGGATTCATTCGCGACCAATAGATCGAGCCGTGCGCCTTTAATCGCTCCCCCTGTATCGATCGCCTTCGCTCGGAAGCTCGAACCGTCAGCGAGCCGGACTTCAACCGTAGAGCCAAGCGCAATCACAGACGGATCGACCGCTATGACGCGTGCTCCCTCGTAGTAGATCGAATGGCTGACGTCGACTCCCGTTTTGGTGATGCCGGTGCAGCCTTCCGAACAGAATGCGGTATAAGCCGAGGCCTCGAACGTTTTCCATCCCGATTCAACTTTTGTACTCTTTACGTACATCTGCTTCGACTTCTTCAGCGCCTTGATTTCGTCCTCAAGCGCCTGTATGCGTGCGTCCTTTTTCGTTATCTCTTTCGTTAATTCTCTGTTGCGCGATTCAGCCGATTGGATGGCGGCCTGTTCTGGCGTTATCCTTGGCGGTTCTGGCGGCTGATCTGCCGGACAATGGCCGGAGAATAGCTGCGCTGTTATCGTGAAATTCGTTAGGATACCGATAAAATCAGTCCTTTCTTAGCTGTTCTTCGCGAATAAAAAAGAATTCACCTTCGCGAAATAATTCTCCAACATCGGTCAATGCGTCCTTAGTTTCGTTAAGCGCGAACATTTTCGCAAATTTCTCTGAAACTAGTGTATGGGCGATTAGCTGTACGTTCATTTTGGTTTCCGCCATTTATTCGTCCTCCTTCGCTAGACTTTCGAAAACTCTTCGGTATTGGTCGTTAATAGATTGCGTAACTATTTCTCTCGCTTTCTCTTTCGTTGTGATCCGAAAAGTGCAATCGTCTTTTCCGTACATTTCGGAAGTGACAACATAATCGCGAAACAGTTCGTTCATATATTCGAGATCGCCCGCGCCGTAAAACTTTCCGTTAATGAAACATGCGTATGTTTGCGGCATTATATCAGCTCCTTTCCGATCGGCTCTCCGAAATATTCCGGATGGGGACTTCCGACACCGCTACTCCCGAAACCGCCCGCTCCCCGATCGCTATCGCCCAACTCGGCTACTTCCGTAAATGCCGCCTGCTCGACCGGCTTAATTACGGCCTGGGCAATGCGATCTCCTTTGCGGATGATGTACGTTCCCGCACCGACAATTTCGTAAGGTATGTCGACCAATGTTCCGCTCACACTTTCCGCATACCCTCGGCAAACATTTATGAGTGTGCCGGCCTCGTTAGTATCGTAAATCCATTGCGCAATATTATCGACAACCACTCCGACCTCGCCCCGATATCCCGCGTCAACTGTACCGAGCTGAACGCGAAGCTTCGTCTTCAGCGTAATGCCGGAGCGTGGCCGAATCTGCATTTCGTAGCCTTCCGGAACCTCGAACGCTAGCCCCGTTTTGACTAGCGCGGTTTCTCCCGGCTCGATAACGACGTCTTCTGCCGCAACCAGGTCGAAGCAGGCGTCTGAAGCGTGAGCATATTGCGGGATTTTTGCATCGGGTGATAGGCGTTTAATGTTTACGTTCATACGAAACCCTCCTCGTTAATAACTGCGAATATACTTTCGTTAATGGACGCTTACTCGAAATAGAAATCGCTGTCCTGCAACGGCTCGACCGTCGCTTTTTTGTATCCGTTACCTTTCATCGAAAAGAAGTCATGCGATTTCGTCTTCGTATCCAACCCGTTCAGCACGATCGGATTTACCGTTTCATCTTCGAAATACGGATCGAATCCGAGGTTAGCCAGCGCCTTGTTTCCGTTGTATCGCACGAACTTCTTAACGTCGTGAGTCAGTCCGACTTGGTCGTACAGGTCTTCGGTGTAGGCGGCCTCATTCTCGTAGAGTTCCGCAAGCAATTCGACGGCAAAGTCGCGCAATTCGATCTGTACGCCCGGTGACTGGCGATTGTAAATTTCCTGCGCAAGCAAACCGACATAAACACCATGAATCGCTTCATCGCGGATTATCAAATTAATGATCTCGCCGCTGTTCATCAGCTTTCCTTGACCGTAGAAATATAACGGATAGTAAAAGCCGCTGTAGAAAAGGAAGCTTTCGAGGTAGACTGACGCAACCATCGCTTTGTATAACGAAATGTCATCGCCTGCCTCAATCGCGTTATACAATCCGCCAATGATTGCGGCTTTCCGCTGCAGGTATCGATTCGTCTTCACCCATTCGAAAAGTTCCGTTATCTTCTCCGTTGGCGCTAGCGTCATGAAGATGTTCGAATACGACTTCGCATGGACTGCGTTTTCCATCATCGCCATAAAATTTAGGACGGCTTTACGTTGGTGGCCGGATACCTGGGCGGCAATTAGCGGCATACCTTCGTTCCCTTGCTCCGTGTCGAGCAGCGTTAGACCCGCGAGCACTTTCATGTATGTGTCCTGTTCGTTGGTACCGAGATACTTCCACGTTAGGAGGTCGCCGTTTAGAGCGATTTCCTCCGGAAGCCAAAACTGCTTAACGTTCTGTTCGTAAAACATCTGCGTGAATCCGTCTTCGTGTTGCGACCAGTTTGCTGCTGTATATTCCGTCAATTATTCGTCCTCCTTCTTTTTGTTATTTTTCGGATTTACTAGCTGCGTCTGCTTAAATATTCGTTCAATATGTCTTCATATTTATCTCGCATGAACTTAAACCTGTCTTGATGCAAGTTCTCGCTCCACCCGGTTAATTCATCAAGCTCCTTCATTTGCTGAAATCCTTTTTGGATTTCCTCGTAGTAAAATTCAATGTCTCCCACCGCTCGCCAATGCCTCGCTGTTCTGACTTGTTGCCCTGTTTCGGCTGTTTTCATAGCTATATTTAAGGCTTTTGTTTTCTTGTTTTGATTAGAGAGTATGTTCGATGCGATTTTCTTCAAAATGAGATCGCAGTAAACCTTAACGAAATTAGTTGGTTCGCTCACTATCAATACCACCTCCTATCAATCTGATAATTTAAACCACGCATGACAGGCAACCTTCCTGCCCCGTATCTTTAGTCCGCGCATAATACAGCGTCTTGATCCCTTTGTGATGTGCGTATAGGTCAATTCGGTTCAGATCGCGTGTCGTCATCGTATCCTTCAGGAACAGCGTAAATGAGATGCCTTGATCGACGTGCTGCTGAATCGTTGCGATCATATCGACGACTTTAAACATATCCATGTCGTACGCTTCCTTGTAGAAGAACCAATTCTGCGGCGATAGCCCCGGCATAGGATAATACGTCTTCGAATTGCCGTACGTACGCTCTTCGATTCGCTCCATAATCGGCATGACCGACGCTGTAGCCGACTGCACATACGAAATAGATCCCGTCGGTGCGATCGCTAGTCTATACGAATGATAGAGTCCGTGTTTCCGTACGTTATCCTCCAGCCGAACCCAATCGATGCGTTCCGGAATTTCAACGCCTTCAAACAGCTTCGCGACCTTCTCCGTTTTAGGACGAAAATCTCCCGCGACGTACTTATCGAAGTAGCTGCCGTCCGCATACGTTGATCCTTCGAATCCCTCGAACGTGCTGCCGGTTTCTTTTGCGAGCTCCATCGAACGCACAAGCGACCAATAATTGACGAGCGCAAAGAATACGTTAGCGAAGTCCCGCGCCTCTTCCGATTCATAAGCGATCCCATTCTGCGCAAGATATCCGTGCAGATTCATCGCGCCAAGTCCGATCGAACGCATCTGACGGTTAGCCTTAGCGACTGCAGGCGCGTTCTTGATATTCGTTGATTCCGATACGACCGTCAGCGCATCAACAGCGAGCTTAACCGTTTGCTCGATCGACTTATTCGCCATCACGTTCGCAATGTTCAGCGAGCCGAGATTGCACGAAATGTCGAGGCCGATCGCGTCCTCTTCGCCGTAGTCGGTGTATTCGGATACTTTAGACGCTTGACAAATTTCTGAACAGAGGTTGGAAAATTTAACCTTCGAAATGTGATTAAGCGCATGTTCTCGGTTCACATTATCTTGAAACATTAGATACGGATAGCCTGATTCGGAACGCAGCACGGCCATCTTTTCGAGCAACTGACGTGGGTTAATGCGTTCCTTGCGCACCGCCGGATTATCTACGAGTTCATCGTACATTGCGCCAATATCCATGTCGTCAAGATGCGTGCCGTATGCCTTATAAACCGTGTGCGGGTAGAAAACGTAAGCTGGACGATCTTCTCGCGCTAGTTCGATGAATTTATCCGGAATGACAACGCCGATCGACAACGTCTTGACCCGGACGTCTTCATCTGCGCTGATCTTCTTGGTGTCGAGGAAATCGTTGATATCGCGATGGAATACGTTCAAATACGCAGCTCCTGCCCCAGAACGCGCGCCTTGCTGATCTGCATAGCGGAAGGCATTATCGAGGAGTTTCATGACTCCAACGACGCCCTTCGTCACGTTCTCGATCCCTTTGATCGATTCACCTTTCGCGCGTAGCTTCGATAAATTCAAACTTACGCCTCCGCCCATCTTCGATAGTTGCATCGCTGTTCCGATCGCCATTTGAATATCGTTCAGCGAGTCGCCCACTTCAAGAAGGAAACACGATACAAGTTCGCCGCGGCGTTTGCGGCCGGCATTCAAGAACGTCGGCGTGGCCGGTTGGTATTCTTGACGGATCATCATTTCCGCAAACTCGATCGCCTTGGCTGCGTCTCCTTTCGCAAAGAATAGCGCACAGACAGCGATCCGGTCTTCATAGCGTTCGAGGATCTTCTTCTTATCGTTCGTCTTGAGCGCATAATCGTTGTAAAACTTGAACGCACTCATGAACGAAGGAAAACGGAACTTCTTCGCGTATGCCGCCTTGTAGACCGCTTTGATTTCGTCGAACGTATACGGCTCGAAGACTTCGCGTTCGTAATAGTCGTTCTCGATCAGATAGTCGAGCTTTTCGCGCAGATCGTGGAAAAAGACCGTATTCTGATTCACGTAATCTATGAAATAACTGCGGACGGCTTCGGCATCCTTTTCGAATTGAAAGCCGCCGTTCTTCCGTATCATAATTTCGTTATTAAGTTCGATATACTTCGCGTGTTTATTCGTCAATAGCTCTCACCCTTTCCGTAAATATTCGCTCACAAACTCGCGAACTTTAGCGACATCCTCCGCCGTGCCCGCCAACTCAAACTTGAGAACGATCGGCACTCCGTATTCTTCCGCAATCAGATCCGCCGCCTTTGCGAAATTATCGCCCCAGTTACGATTGCCTGACGCAGCCACGCCCGCCATTAAATCGCCATTGTCCGCGAGGAAATCCCAAACGGTGCCGGCGACCTGGCCGAATCCGTAAGTTCCCGTTACCAAGACGAACGGCTCCGTTAAGAGCATATCCGCCTTGATTTCGACCGCAGGCAGGCCGGTCTTGGCTACGAATCGACGGACGTTTCCGGCCAGCGAGTAGTAGGCGATTAGCATAAAGACGCCACCAATACTCCGATAGGAATCGCGTACATAATCAGGACGGCGGCTTTCGCGAGCTTATCTGCGGTAGTTTTCGCTTCAATCGGCAGTAACATTACCGTAAAGAAAAGCAGACACGCTATCGCAACGTATGTCATTCGATCGACTCCTTCCGTTTTAGTTCCGCCTCTATTTCGTCTTTTTGCGCCAGAATCCGGTCACGCTCGTTTTTCAATTCGCTCAGCTTCGTATCGTGCCGGCTGATTGCGTAATCAACATCTGTAAGTTGTTCGTCAAGCCACCGTAAGGACTGTCGCAACTGTGCGACCGGGACGCCGCAGCATTCGTAGGTCATCGGTTAACAACTCCGACAATATCGTCAATGTGTCCGATCGTTTTCGTAATATAAAAGATCTTGTAACCGGACCCCCTGAGCGAATTGACCGTCGCTTCTGCATCCGTATCAGACTCCACACGGAGTATCTCCGCATCTTTATACGAAAAGCCTTCCTCTTTACCCGCAATAATGAAATAACCGTTTTTCATTTCGTCTCCTCCTCTACGTCCTTTTGAACGTGTTTGTGTTCGAGATAGGCGTTTTGTAGCCGGACAGCGCTGCCACAGATAACTACCGCCACCATGAAGACTGCTATGATACTTATAACGACCCAAACAATCACACCAATAACCGGAATCGCGAGTAGAAAATTAGTGACAAAATATCCGATACATCCTCCCGCGACACTCAGACCGATTAGCGCAACGATCGTTAGGGCTTCGATAAGTCGCTGCTTAAACATTCGATCACTTCCCTCCGATCGTGTCGAGGATTTCCTTGATCGCGTAGTATTCCGGATTGATTAACGCTTTGATTCCTTCGGTGATCGCATAAATACCGAATCCTCCCGGAGGAACCACTAAAAAACCGACAGCAAGCACCACGAAAAACCATTCGTAATCCCAATTACAATGCCGCTCCCCATACATCTTTATAGTCATCTTCGTAATTATGACTCCCGCGACCACTGCGATCATTAGAAAAACGGCTCCGATAATTACAGCAGTCACACCGTTAGCAACCGCCTGCTTAACGAGAACTCCGTATACATGCTCGGCTGCGACTCCGAGCTTTGCCGCCAGCTTATCGATATACTCCATCGCTTTATCCATTCGACTCACTCCTTCGGTTTAATAATCTTCTCGCGAATCAGATACGTAAGCGCCACCGCACAAGCATCGCTATGATCGTCTGTTGCGAATTTGTGGTCGGCCGACAAACCGAGCCATTCGCGCACGCTCTCGGCAACTTGCGGCTTCTTTGCGCTTCCATTGCCGGTGACCGTCTTTTTAACGTTGGCCGGCGTAACATGGACGTCGATATCGTATCCGTATCGGTGTAGCGCCCGCTCAACTGACGACCAGGTTCCGTGAATCTTATTGTTCTGCGCATAGTTGCGGCTCGGCGGCCAAATCTCCCGAACGATCACATCGAACGGTTGGTTGTCGCGAACAAACAGTAGCGTAAACGCTTCGATCTCTTCGTAGCGCAATGGCTGATCGGTTGATGCGGACGTTTTAAAGTGGGCGGATTTTATGAGGCGAGCTTTTCCGCCCTTTGCTTCGATGATTGCGAATCCCGGCGATGTTAACGAAAGGTCAAGGCCGAGGACCCGGATAGGCTTGGCGCTAGTCATTCTACGACCTTCCATGAATAGGCGGACCCTTTTTTCGTCTCCTCTAAGGTGATTTCGCCAAGATTTACGCCTTCTAGGTACTTAAACAGATCGCTCATGAAAATCTCGCACCTAATATCTTGCGATTTATCTTCGATAACTAGACCAGCGCTTGATCTCGTAGAAAACCAATCGACCACTTCAAAACGACCTGTCTCACGTTTTTTCTCACGTTCCATTAATTTGAGGTCATTTCCGCAATGATGTCGCAGAAAGTACGGATTTTTAACTTCAGCATCACACGCGCTACAGTAGTAAACTTTAATCTTTCCCGCCATCAAACCGCCTCCCCTTTGCGTACTCTTTCGATAAATTCGAGCGCCTCAACGTACTGCCGTTTCGTAGATTCGTATACGTTCGATCTCCGTACCTGCGACACCTTTGCGCGAAGCTCCGCCAGTTCTTCGTCAGTCAACGACTTCGCAATCGCCGTTTTGTATCCGTTAAACGTCCAGCCGTTCAGATCCAACGGTAAAGGCGAGCCCTCCTCGACAGACTTGCGGATCTCTACGAATCTATCGAATAGCTGCTCGACGTCTTCTTCCGTAATTTCGATGCCGAACGCCCGCATATCCGGAGACTTTTCGAACTCTCCTTCCGGATACACCCACGATTTCTTAGCCGCGTTCACGTAGAGGATGACGTAAAGGTCGACGCCGTACATCGGACCGTAGGCGACGCATTGCTTGACGTGCTTTTCTTCCGGCTGCCGCATCGAATGGAGGGACGTCTTTGCAGCGGTAGTCTGCTTCGATTTAATCTCGAGGCCGACGCGCATCACTTCGCCGTCTTCCGTTACGTAGCGCATGATGCCATCGCACGTTCCGTAAAGGTTGAACGAGTATCCGCGATGTGTGACCGGATGATTCCTTTTCGCGAAATCCTCGAACATCGGCGTGCCGTCTTCGTTCTTTTCGAAGCTGAACGGACAGGGGCGGCCAGTCTTCTTCTCGAAGTGTTTTTCCATGAAGAGAATGTCGCGCTGGATTACGTCGCCGATCGCTGTACCGATTCGAGTCCACCGTCCTTGATACGGAGGCTTTTTCGTTTCGTCCCTCGGAGATCCGATCGCTTTATGGTAAAGCTCGCGCGGGCAAGCGTTAGCAGATGACGGTGAGAAATACGGCTTCTTCGGAAATACTTTCGGAGCATTGGCGTACCATTTATGAATCTGCGCGTCCAGGGCGTTATCCCACGTCTCCGGCAGCGAGTGCCATTCGTTTAGATATTCGACCAATTCGTCCGCAATCTGCTGCGCGTATGTGGTCGGTTCTTTTATGTGTGCCCGCAGTGAATTTGCGGCTGATCTTCCGTTTATATTCGTCAATTAATCGTCTCCCTTCGTTTTAAACCACTCTTCCACGGGAACTCCTTCGCCCCATCTTCGCATCACTTCGATATCTGTTCCGTTAGGTACAACGTCTCCCCAACGATATGAATTAAGCATGATATCGCGAATGTCTTGCGCTTCCTCCCACGTAAAATCCTCCGGAACTTCGAATATCAATTCGTCATGTACCGTTGACCACAGCGCCCAGCCCGGTTTGTTAGCGCAATATTCATGAGCCTTAATCATCGTGACCTTCGTTTGTATAGACGACGATCCTTGAACGCGGGCATTTGTCGCCTGCCTCAAAGCACGATTGATCCGCGAGTTATGTTTCCTGGCGTCCTCATATTTCGGATCATTCCATTTTCCATACGGAATAGGTTTTCGAGGTAATTTAGCGTCCGGAAGCCGTCGTTTTCGCGCCTTTAGATCAGCCCAAACGTATCCGTTTTTTCGCACAAACTCCTCGTTTTCTTTTAGCCAAGCCGATAACTTCGGCATACTTCCGAATAGCTCACCCTTAAACTTTGTCGCCTCTTTTTTATTAACGCCTAGCATATCCGCAAGAGAATAGTCACTCATCCCATAAAGTGTCGCTAACCACACGACCTTCATTTGCTTACGCTCCTTAGTGTCTGAGCCATCGGCGTTTTTATAGACTTCCTCGTACGGACGCTTATAGAAGTTTGATGCCATCATAGCGTAAGGATCGCGCTCCTCTAAAAACGCGTTTATCAGTACCGGCTCTCCGGATAAATAAGCCACACACCGAATCTCCTGCGCTTTAAAGTCGGCACCCAGCAACACTTTTCCGGGAGGAGGGCTAAACATCGGTCGGGCTTCTTGAGGCTGATTCTGTACGTTAAAGCCTTGATCTGTTTTATCCTCATCATCCTTGCCGGAGCTGAATCTTCCCGTTACGGTTCCCATCGGATTAAAGCGCGAATGCCAACGCTTAGTTGTCGGATTTTGCTTCAATGGCAGAGTTTCAATGTAGGTACCGGAGAGCTTCGTAATTTTCTTGTACTCCAACAACTTTGCAATGACTTCGTGGTCGCCTTTTAGCGGCTTTAATGTTTTCTTTGCGTCCATGTTCGGAAGCTCTTTGCCGATCGCCTTAGAAAGTGCAGGGCGCATCTGTTGGGTTGAGTTTAAATTTAACGGACCGTCGCCTTCATGGAACGGAGTCAGCTCCGTAACTAATTCCGACCGCAACTCTTCCGCACGCTTATGCAGTTTTTCTCCGTATTCCTTTGCGAAATCCAAGTCGAGGATATATCCGTTAGCTTCTAAGTCGACAATTACGTACAGCAATGGAATTTCAACGGTTTGGTAATACTCCAAAATCGTAGGCATTTTTTCCGTGTGTTGACGTTGAAATTTGTACAGCTTCCACGTTAATTCCGTATCTTTAGCTGCGTAAACTAGCGCGATGTCTAATGGCACTTCTTTGAATTGCGCGTCCCGACCAAACAAAGCGTCGAACGTATCTGCCGGTGTTTTTAGATATTTTGGCGCCAAGTCTTTTAATTTAAATGATCCGGCACCGCCCAACGTGCGATCACCTTCGTTTTCATTTAGCATGTGCATCGCAGTCATCGTATCCCAAACGACGCCTTTCAGCTCGAATCCATGTCGGCGAACCATCGCAATATCGAATATCGCGTTGTGCAGGACTTTTCCGATCGACTCATCGTTAAATACCGGCGCCAATCCTTCAAGCACGTATTCGCGACTCAGTTGCTCGCAATCTACGTGATCAACCGGTATATAAACGTGCCAGTCAGCGCTCGGAAGCGTGAGCGAAAGCCCGACGATAACATCCGTATATACATCAACGCCGGTCGTTTCGGTATCCACTGCGATAATTTCTTCGCTACTTAACGCCTCAATTAAAGCCTGGAATCGGGCTTCAGTCGTAATTAATTCGTAGTTTGCCGGTGTATTCTCGACCATCTTCCGCAAAGTTTCTTCGCGCTGGGATTCTTGAAGCGTCTTCCATAATCGCATGGCCTCCGCCTTGCTGAACGCCTTCGGGTTTCCGGCCTTGTTCACGCAGTCAGACGGATTCCTGGCGAGCTTGCCCGCGTCCATTGCCGCCTTGACTTCGTTTAATCGTTGGCGGTCAGTTTCCGATAGCTTGCTTGCGAATATGCGGCGCCAGCTTTCCTCGATCGGTTCGGCCGTTTTCGCCTTCTTTTTCCGCTTGGCTGTTTCGGCAACTTTTTCGTTTTTAACTTCGTCATTTTTAGGCGTCAAAGCGCTAAGATTCAACCGTAGATTTCCGAGTTCCATTCGCATCCTCCTTCCGCTTACGACGTCATAAATCTTCGCGACTTACGTACTTCCGCTTGTATTCCGCCTCGTTATCCGCATACCAATCCGACCAGCAAGCGTTGTCACAAAAGTACCGGTCGAAGAGCGAATCGTAGGTTACGGACTGCCCTTCGTTTATTACCCGGTTACATTCGGCGCAGATGGCGGCAGGTTTTGCGTCCACTTACTCGTCGCCCTTTCGATCGAAACGGGATTCGACTGGCGTTACGAGATTCAGGTGCTCAGATTTTAGAAAATAAGACATTCTATGGCCTTCATAATCGATCGCCTCAACTTCCGGATTTCCTGTAGCTCCGAAGCCGATGACTTCTCCAATTCCGCTATTCCTGAACCACCTCTGAGCATCATACGCAACGACGTCGCCGACCTTGTACTCGCCAACCTCGCGTCCGATTGCGGCCCACCTCTTACGCTCTTCCTCTTTGGCCTGCTTTCGTTTTGCTTCGGCAACTTCTTCGTCAGTAGCGCGGACGAGTTCCGACGCATCGACGAACCAAACTTCTCCGTCTGAGAGACGTCGCGCTTTAAAATTCGGGTTGTTTCCCGCCTCAATTAACTCGATTATGTCATCGGTATCAAACAGGTGGCCGAATTCCTCACGGACCACCTTCGCATAATCACCGACTTTCAACCGCTCAGGCTTCGGCTCGGCCTCAGCGCTTGCGGCGCTTACTTTGCGATAGACTGCGTAAGTATCATCCGCTGAGGCATAGTTTTCGTCACCGACATCGTCAGTAAAATAGATATCTCCTAGCCAATCGACCTGGTCAATTTCGTACATCTTTTCCATTGTAATATCGTCATCGTAAGTCTCGATAAACTTAACGTAATCGCCCGCGCGCGCTTCGCTTCTGGCAATCCGGATGTACTTCGGTTCAGCTTCGCCTTTTAGCGTAGCAACGTCGAATTTTAGGGATTCGATATCCTTTTCGTTTGTGCTGACGCGATCTTCTAGTGACGGATGGGACGCGGAGACTTTGCGGAATAGGTCGTAGTTATGCCTAAACGAACCATCTCTATCGCCAACATCATCGAGAATTACAGCGTCCCCATCACGATCAACATCAATAGCTTTGTAAAAACTACCCTTAGTTGCATCGCGAAATCCATCTGTAATGGGTAAAACTAAATCGCCCGTTTGCGCGGGGCCTTCCACGCGCTCATACTCCGCACCGTCATACGCAACCTTCGTAATTTCCCCGTTCACCATATCGAGAGTCTTAACGCAGTCTAATTTCGCCATCGAATCGTCCTCCTTTTATTGACCGTCCGACCCGGTAAGGTCAAACCGCCTCCGCTTCGTTATTTTCCGCAAAATCTTCCCGCATGAAATTCAGATCCATTTCGACCCAGCGCTTGCCTTCCTTTACTGAAGGCCCCCAATAGTCCGTAATGCCGCGGTTGTCGAACATCCAGACGCGAGGGAACTTGCCCTCACCGATCAGCACGCCGATGAAGAAGTCGACGTCGTCCGTCGTATAAGGCTGACCGTCTCCTTTGCGCCCTTCTACCGTTAAGTAGCCGCGGTCTTCCCGACGATCACGAATCGTCTTAACCTGAAACGTCTTCCATTCGCCAGTGCCCGGATCTCTTGCGCTGATATCGAAGGATTCTTCCGTCTCCGCTTTTGATACCGCCTGCCACCCGCTCGCCATTAAAGCTGCGCGGGCGATCAGTTCGGAATATTTGCCGATAGTTTCCTTGAGATGCGCCATTCAATCGTCCCCCCCTCGTTTTATTAAAACGGCAGATCATCGTCACTGATTTCGTTAGATTTTTCGTTATTAGATTCCGCTAATGGTGGCAGAACGGCTTTCTTGACGCCCTCTTTCGCTTCGTGAAGAATCTTAACGATGTCTTCTTCATCGCGGAAGTTAGCGAGTTCTTCGTATTTGTAGTCGATGCCGATAAACGCTTTTGCTTCTTCAAGAACATCGCCAGGTAGATCTCCAGTTTCTAACGAATAAGTCTTGTCGGACTGCTTAAAATGCACCGCTTGACCTACGAGTGTATAATCCGACTTGATTTTCTTGACCGGCTTCTCCGCTTTATCAAAATCATCCATTAAACTGTTTGCGTGGAATTCCGCAATGTCTATAACGCGATAAGTTTTGTATGTCGGATCGTACACCGGTATCATAAAGAACATTTTTCGTTTTGCTCCCGCTTTGCACGAAATGCACTCATTTTTTCCTGGCTGGAAGTATTTTTTTAACTCGTCAACGCTGACGGTACTACGAGGGGAGTGCAAGCACGTATGCTTTCGGAATTTATGATCGTAGCCCTTTCCGGTGTATTCTCTGTTTTCATGTACGAAATAGACGTACCACTCATCGTACGGCGCAAGCATAACCAACGTACGTCCTTCTTTGTTGATCTCCCCGCGACTTCCGACGCGGACATAACGCGTAACGCCCTCCGGGAATTCGCTTTCGCCGTTAGCCGCCTTATCACGTTCTTCTTCGCGCTCTTTCAAAATGTCTCTAATGCTCATTCGATTTCCCCCTACGTTTTAATTTTGAGGCTTTTCGCCCTCGCAAAATGCCGGTATCTGCGTCCGAAACGCCGCCAGCGCTAAGCCGTAGCGACGCGACTCTGTTACTTAACGGCCACCCCGACATTCTCCGAGCGCCGGGCCGCATATCCGCCGCCCTTACTCGCCTTCTTCGCGATTAATTTCGTAAATAAGTCGACAAATACAAAGCAGAGTTATGACGCCAACAATTTCGATTAACCATGCGTTAGACATAGGCGGCGACTCCCCTCGCTGTACGCGTCAGTTCGCGTCTTAATTCGTGCGATTCCGTCGGTAATTCGTCCATACGCATACGCACCGCATTAATTCGGGCCTGCAACGCCAATTTAGTCGACAATGACCGGGCGCGAGACAAACGGTCTTCTAAATGTGCCATTTCTTCTTCGAGTTCATCGCGAAACTTATCGATCCTAGCCACCTCTTCCGTAATTTGTTGCGACATTTTCGTAATTTCTTCCGTAATGAAATTCGTCACTTTACGCCGAATACGATTGATGCATCCTTTATTCGGTGGGATCACGGTTTTAACAACGTCTTCATCTACCGCGAGCATGAACGTTGCTCCACGATGGGAATACATCCGAGCATCTTTTCCGTTGTTGTCCGGACCGATGCCGCAGTAAATCGCATTAGATAACATCTGCGACGCCCATGCTTCCGGCGTTTGGTTGCCGATCTTAAAGCGCTTGGTAATTCGTTTCTTTGCGTGGTGGGATAGCGTGACTTTCATCCGACCCGCACCGCCTGTATCGAAAGTGGACGGTAGTAGTCCGCCGGATCTTCGTCGACCGGCCATGCGCCTTGATATAAAATTTCGGTAAGTTTGCGCTGATCTAGCGCTGGATACGTATTGGAATCGATAAATTTGGGGATATTCATAGTACGTTCGCCTCCATATTATTTAGGTAAAACGCACTAGATCGGAAGGTGTGTTCGCATTCTGTTCGCTTGTCTTTTGACAACAGATTGTATATGATGAGGGTGTAGCGATGCCTTCCGGGCTAGTTACGCTAAGTTATTTCGCAAACAAATAGTCTCGGTAATCACCGAACTGTTGAGTATCGAAGTAGCCTGCCAGCTTTTCGAGTTTGCGAATGACTGTCATGTGATGGACGCCTAACTTCTTACCGATTGCCGTCGGCGTTGGGCGTTCACACGCTAGGAACGTCTCAACAATTACTTTTGTTGTTTCGTCCGATTTTTCAACCAAATTGTCGATCAGTTGCCGCTGATCGGCTCTTTTTTTTCTGAAAAATAAATTCTCTGGTGTATCTTCTGCGACGACTCTCAGCGTTGCCGCGCCTTCATCGCCATTCGAAGATAACCCACACTCTAACACTTCATTCTGATGCCTTTTCTTTTTATTCCTATAAAGATTCGCTCGTTTATTTTTTAGACTGAACTTAAAATAGTTTTCGAAGTCATGTTCACCGGAATAAGAAGCAACACAATTCATAAGGACATCCTCGTATAATGCTAACACCTCCGGAACGCTAGCCCTCAACGATCGCGCCACCTCTTCAAATGTCGATCGCATCGGAGTGATGGTTAGGTCATAAATCTCTGTGAAGGAATTATTACTTCTTGTCTTTTGATAATTCAATACCAGGCTATTCAGTTTTTCTTTCAAAAACTTTCACCCTCCTTTTTTCACTTAATAATACCCGCGACATTTTAAAGCCGCACATAATTTCTTAATTTTTTTCTAAGTTTTTCTTCTGTAAAGAAATAATAACATGTAATTTGGATAATTCTTCTCTATCACACTATGTTTCCGAAAAATAATTTAATGTAATGAATATTCGCAAATAAAAGAAAATCCCGTCGAATGACGGGCTAAAAAAGAAAAATCAACCACCTGGGACTGGGTCTGCTAACTGTGTTGTATTATCTTCTGTCACATTATTAATTAACGAACTTCCCACTAGCAGAACCACCGCTGTAAATAAAACTGCCAATAAAATCTTTTTCAAAGTATTCCTCTCCCTTGTAATTTAATTGGATGTCCTTTATAGGGGCAGCGACGAGAGGGTCTAATCCGGCATCGATCATATCACCCACAACGATGCTTGAAAACAGGAAGTTGAATTCTTGTGTGAATGTACTATACGCGCAGGCCAGATCTGATAAGGTCCCATCCTTGATCAATTGGAAGTACCGCAGAAATAGATTTTTTTCGCCTAGTATCATGTCTTTCGGTGTTGGTAAATTTTGAGGAATCTCCCCTTTCTCTTTATACGAATAAAATCCCTCGACTAACTTCAATGTGTTTTTTGCTTCCGCAGCAATCCTCAAATCGTTTGTCTTTTTTGCCTCATCAGCGCTCATCCTTATATAGCGAAGACACTCTTTCTTATCTTCCTCTATAAAAGAAACACCCATGTAATAATACCCGTCAGATTTCGTTTTCGCACTTAAATTCGAAGAAAAAAGAAATTCTGCATGACGTCGCGCTTTTGAAAGATCTTTAAGATATAAATAAGCAGGCGCAAATACTTCGGAGAGTCTGATAAGATAACACTCTTTAAAAAACGTTTTCCTTGCGTCACTTAATTCGTATATCTCTTTTTCGATATCGGAAGCTTTTTCAACGATTGTTGCATATTTATTTTCAAAATAAAGACAGTAGCAAGAAAAGATATCTTTCAAAACCTTTAATTCTTTATCCTTTCCGCATTTTAAAGTGTTCACATAATTCCTCAACTCTTGTGGTCTGAATTCCCCTAACATGTAGTTATATATTACCTGATAAAATTGTGTATAATTGATTAGGTTGGAATCCATTCTATGCGCTTTCAGCAATTTTTCTAACAAAGGAATATCACGCTTTATTGCCGCATACTCAAAAGCATGTTTAATAGCCTCAGTTGTAGTTAGTTTCAAACACCATTCTTGCATTAATTCATGATACTTCGCTTTATAGAAAAATTGTGACAATTTTAATAATGTTCGAAATCCGATTTTCCCAGTTCTTTTGAAATTGTAAAGCTGATTCACATGAATATTTAATTTACTTGCAGCTGAATCAAAATCCAAAAACAAATCGTCGAAACAGTTTAAAACATCTTGCTGAAGTGCGCCCAAATTTAAACCCCCTCTATTTTTAATTGCGCTCGTTTATATTTCTAAGTATAATACATATGTGTACTTTTGTACACATTATTATTCAAAAAATTTGGAAGGAAGATAATTATGATTGATTATTCTCCATTATTTAAATGTCTTAATGAAAAAGAAATAGCTTTGAGTCATTTCCGTGAAAAAGGACTAAATTCTAAAACGCAGGCTCGTATAAATAAGGGACAAGCTGTAAGTCTCTCGACAATTGAGTTTTTGTGCAAGGAATTAGACGTTCCGATCGAATGTGTCGTTAGGATCATAAGGGACTAGCTAACCTAGCGAGATATTATCGTCTAGTGTAAAATAGTACGGACACCTTTAATGATGGGAGGTGTTTGTTACGTTTAAGGTCGGCAAATGCCGGATACCCGAACTTTGCCATAAACGCGGTATTGATCAGACTCAACTCGCAGCTAAAGTCGGTTTAACAAAACAGCACATAACGGACTACGTAAGCCTCCGCAACATTCCAAGCATCGAGCGAGCTTATAATATCGCTCATGTACTTGGTTGTGTTCCTGAAGATCTTTACGAATGGTCCGAGGTATCCGGCAATAACACGGAGGGTTAATATAACCTCCGCCGACCTTTAGTACGGGTATTCCCGTACTGTAAACTCACCCGCCACTTCTTAACGTCATCCGCACGCTCATACACCGCCTTCAACTCCGCTCTCCCCTTCGCAAGCAATAATTCATTCGCATCCTTTCCTTCCGTAATATATCCGTGTGCCAGTCCGACTTTCCCGTATAAATAACGCTCGACCTCCGACCGCAACTTCTCGCCGGCCTTATCGTTATCCGTCACGATGGTTACGTGATCGATCGGAGACTGGACGATAATGTCCGCCTTCCGTTGGTTGAACGAAGATCCTCCGGTTCCGATCGCCGGCACGCCCGCTGTCATCCACGACTGCGCATCGATCTCCGCCTCGCATAAGACAACGCGCCTCAGCCGCCGATCATACACGACGTTCATTCCGTAAACGAGATCCCGGATCGGCCAGCCGCCTTTTACGTACCAGAACGCTTTGCCCCGCGTTGACCGATACTTTACGTTAGCGAGCCGGCCGTTCGGGAGCCGCCAGGGCAACGCAACCGCACCGCCTGCCATTCCGACGCCCATTAGACGCTGGACCGCCGGCATGATTCCGCGCTTGTTTAAATAATCGTTAGGCCCCGCAACCACGTCGTCGAGAATCGATTCGCTTAGAGGTTCGCGATTCTTTGCGATCTTCAGCTTCGGCAGCCTTAGCGTTAATTTACCGTTATCTGAATCCGGCGCATACGCATCGATGAGGTATTCGACCGTCTCCTCTTCGGTTTCTTCGCGCAAGAACGCTAGCAGCTTAACGAAGCCACCCCGTGCATACTCTGCGTCATAATAGCCGCTATCGCCCCAATAGCCGGCCTTTGCGGATGTCGTATCGTCAAGATATACGTAAAAACTCGGCGTCCGGTCATATCGGAAAGGACTTGCGGCCAGGAGCCGCTCATCCGTCCAGGTCGGCCGCGTCCATTCGAACTGTTCGAGCTCATATCGTATGTCGACGTCGACCGGACGGCCGTTTAACGTCAATGTCGGCACTTTCGTCTCACTCCTTTCGTCTTAGAAATCGAACTGATCCGCTCCCCCTAGCTGCTTAATGACGCCAAACTGCGGCAAATAAACGATCTCTGCGCGCTGACCTTCGCCGCCATCCCGGCCTTTGTTCAGACCGATCAGGCCCCGACCTTCCTCTGCGTTCGTATCCACCGCAATCAATAGCGCAGCATCTTCGAGAAGAGCCTTTGTTTTCTTGACGTCTTTACGCTGCGGCAACTTTAATTCGGAATCAGCGTCTTTCCCTTCGCCTTCTTCCGCTTGCGTCAACGCAAAGACAGTCGTTTTTGTTTGTCCGGCCAGACGACGGAGTTTTTTCGAAGTCTCGGCCGCGTCTCCGCCCGCAGTCTTTGACGTGTTCTTTTCGTAATCGAGGTAGTAAAAAGGGTCGATTAGCACGACATCGGCTTTCGTTTCGAGGATATCCGCTTTTAAATCCCGCAGTTTCCGGGAGCCGAAGTCTTCGTCGTCTACCGCGCGGACAATAATATTACCCGGAATCAATTCGTTCATCTTATCGAGGAACTCCATAAAGCCGGATTCGAATTCGTCGGATAGCTTTCCCTGGCGAACATCCCGCGAATTAAATCCGGCCTCAATATCGACGCCATCAAGATTCGCTTTTGTCACGCCAATGCTTGCCGAAATGGAAACGTAAAGCCTGACGAGAACCTCATACCATCCCATCTCCATCGACCAAATCAGAACGTTCGCCCCCTGCATCGCGCAATTAATCGCTTCCTCCAACGCAATGGCCGATTTTCCCCGGCCGGACTTCCCGTAAATAACGTATACGTTCGATGAAACATAGCCGCCCATCGCCCGGTTTATGAAGTCGAATTTACTGAGCCAGATCCGGAAAGACTCGCCAGCCTTGCGGTTTTCGTATTCGGCTTTGAATTTGTCGGTATCCTTTTTGATGTCGGTACCAACCGAACTACGAACGTTTGTTCTAATTTTAAATCTTTCGGCTTGCTCCGTCAACCAAGAAAAAAATTCTTCCGGATTGTCTTGCGCGCTCTCCCACCGCTTTATAAATTCGGATTCTTCTCCGTCTCCTCTACCGTTAACAATTTCGGAAAAGTCCCGCAAAGACGCGTAATTCTTCAATTTCTTCGCGATAAACTCGTAACTAGCTTCGATACCAAAATTCGGCTCGAAATCCGGCACCTCGTGCGTTACCATCTCGGCCGTCGGCGCCTGGCCTCCGTGTTTCTCCGCATATTCCGTGATGTATCGGAGTGCTTTGCGTTCGCCTTCCGTTGGTAAGTCCTCGGCGGTAATATTAAAGCGCAGCAGCGCGTTCGGATCGTTCTGCTCGATTACTTTCGATAGCATTAAAACACCGTAGTTCATCCGCGATCCCTCCTCACTCTCTTAACGTAAATCACTCGGACGCCTCTTTTCGCCTGCTCTGCGATTTCTATTCGAATACGGAAGAAGTCAGCCGCATTCCCAAACATATCCGAAACGGAATCCGCAGCGACACCGATGTAATAAAACGCCCAATCTAGCGCAGCAAACGTCCACTTTAACGGATAGAGTAGGCGGTACATCACCGCTTGACCTCCCGCTTTAATTTCGCCTTCGCCTCGTCCTGCTTCGCCTTATATTCCTCATCGCCGCACATCGCTTCCAAACGCTTGTAATCGTTTAACTCGTCGAGCAGATCATCAATTTTCTTCGCCTTGTCTTTCGCCATATCATCCCACGCCTTTTTAATTCCTTCGCTAAGCTTAGCTACGGTATCGGCATACGGTAATTCCGGAAGATATTCCGCCCAATGAAACGCCGTTCCCTCCGGCTCCGGATAGTTTTCGTAATCAACTCCGTCAAGATATTCGTCAACAAACTGACTGCGGCAGACTAGGCGGATATCGTTCGCATCAGCGAGAATCCATTCGCCATGTATTGCGTCTGTCAGATCGAACTCGACGTAAGTAGAGACGCCGGTATCGTCCGTTTCCTCAACGTCCCGACGCGCATCCACGAAGAATATGCGGTCAGGATATCCGTCTACTGCGACTAGGTCACCGAAAGCGATGTCCGTTTCCATCTCCGCAGCCCCCTTTTCGATTCGCCCTCGAATTCAATTACGCGGCATAGGTCACGAATACGGTCCGTCAGACGTTGCTCTCCGAAAACGTCCGGCAGCCGTTCGATCGCAATGTTGCTCGTGTAGACAGTCGGTAACTGATTCGTCACTCTTGCGTTAACTATTGCGTGAAGATAGCCGCGAAATGCCGGCGTACAATCCCGCACCCCTACGTCATCCAGTACTGCAAAGGGAGCCGTCATCGCCAGCGTCATCTTCCGTTTGAATTCCGTCAGGCCGTCCTCGTCGTTCGTCATGGTTGCGAGGTTGAATTCCGTCTGCCATTCGTTCACATCGAGGAAATAGGCCGGACGCAGTGACGGCGTTAAACCTCTCCGCAAAGATCCGCTGTAATGGACGCGCAGCCATTCGTTAAGGATTGCCGCCGCTGTCGTCGTCTTTCCGGTGCCAGAGTTCGCGCTGAAGAGATACAACGACTTGATACGGTCAGCCGGTTCGATGTAGCCTTCCGTCTGCTCAAACTGACGCTCGAACGTCTTGACGTAGTTTTCAACCGATTTATATATCGCTGGCTGATCCGCTCTGGCTGGCGAATTGGCGAGCGTTGTCAGTCGATATTCTCGCGGTAAGCCTGCCGCCGCTGACCGCCCGCCGTTTCCTGTCGCGCCGTGTAGTGCGATGAAGTGCGGGCATCGGCGGTTACAGGCGGACGTGCCGGCCGCTTTGCATCCGGTAGCCAGGACGCAGTTTCTTTCGTTAGTCAATGGCGTTCACTCCTTTCGTTAGTTCTCGATTACGTTTACTACGTGGATATTTCCGTTGTGTTTGTCTACGAGGAGATATACGGTGTACTCATCCCCTTTTACGACGTGTAGCATACCTTCGACGAAATCGAGATCAGTCGTTACTCTTGCTGGATCGTATGTCATTCGCCCACCCCCGTCCGGCTGTCGTCGATGATTTTTCCGTGTTTGACAGCAATAGATGTAAGCGCAGCTCTTCCGCCCCCTGTCGGTTCACCATCGGCAACTACAGTCACATAATCAATTGTTTTATAGAATCCGCGGTAAGCGACAACATCCCCCACACGAACCTCAGTCGGCTGCGGTGCGTTAAGATATTCGTCAGGCACTTCGAGTCCAAGTGCGCGATGGAGAGCGATGGCTTCTCCGATATGTTCGTTGAAGCAATCGTCCGGTGCGGCCTTGGCGATTCCTCCTGCGGACTATGTTCGTACATCCTCTCAGCTTTCTCAAAACCACGACGGTTCTTTTTTCGGTGTTTACGATGAATTCGTGATCATGTCCGATGTCTCTTTTGAGTAAACCCGATACATCCGCCTTCGCCTGCTCGACGATTTCATCCCGGCGTTCTTGTGCGGTCTTTTCAGCCGGTGCCTGCGCCATTAATTCACGCCTCGCATCTTCGTATCCTTTTGCGTATGCAGCTAGCCGCAATTCCTCGATCGCATCTCGCGCTGTTTCTACCGCAATGTCATATCGTTGTTCAACGTTTTCCATATCATAACCCCTCCGTTTAATAAAAGTCGTCGCCGATTTCCGCCTGCTGCTTCCGCCTTTGTTGCGCTGCTGCTTCGGCCTTGATTTCCGCCACTGCCCGCTGCAAATTCCGTCCCATATACGTCTGCATAAATCCGAAGCTGATGCCCGGCCATTCTGCCGTCGGCCTGTATTCCGCAAAGCACAGATCGATGAATCGCTTCGTTGCTTCCGGCCCGTATTCGCCCGGCTTCCGCTTCGTTCCGACCCAGCGCCCGAGCATTCCCGCTTCCGCCTTCCATGGTTCGCGAGTAGGCATCGGAACGTAAGGGACGCCGTACAGCCGCTCATGCTCCGCTTTTAAGTACGCCTGGAAGTCGCGCACATTCCACTTGGATACCGGTTTATCTGTCGTCGTCATCTTCGTCACCTTCTTCGTAAATAAAGCGATAAACTTCATCGTATACTTCGTAACCGGTACCATGTTGTATGCTGCTCAACAAGTCCTCGACCCTACCGATAATTAACTCTGCTTTACGTAATTCTCGGTCGATCTCCGCAATGTGATCGAGCAGAGCCGGGATGTCTTGGCGGGCGTTTGCGATGAACTCTGCGTCTTCTTTCGTTACTGCCGCCGCAACGCCGTCCCAATGAGTGTTTATCCAATACCGAAGATTTCCATTTCCCGGCCACTCACTATCATCTGCGCCCCAGTAGCCCTCCGTTGCCGCTTCAGCACGCTGTCTGATCGCTTCAAGGTCGTCTTTCGTCATCACGAATTCACCCCTTCGATTTTGATTCCTAGTTTGTATAACGTTTCGCGAATGGCCGCTTTCCGTTCCTCTGCGCTAGGTGAACCTCCGTGAGATTCGTAGTACTCCCGCACCTTCTCCTCCGGTGTCTTTTCGACTTCGTACCCGTTGATTAATGCGGCTGCGAGCGTCATGATATCGATAGTATTAATTCCGGAATATTCATCTCCGAAATGACAACAGTGTACTTTAGCAGTCAGCAGTTCTTCTTTTGTCCCCACCTCTAAAAACGCCGCTATCGAATCCGCCTGCTCCTTCGTAATTACCGGCCTTTTAATTTCGCTCAACTATTCGTCCTCCTTCGCGAGAATATCGTACGCATACAGTTGTATATCGAATCGGATAAGGCCGCTTCCGTCCGATTGTATCTGCGACCCCTTTACGTGAAATCCTTTTTGCGCAAAGTGGTCTCGGAGAATCTTCTCGATTTCGTCGTCTAAAAGGCTGATTGTAACGTTCATCATTCGCCCTCCTTTAATTCGTGCATTAGTAGTCCGTGCAATGCGGTGACGATATGCCGCTGATCAGCCGAAAGATTCTCCGGAAGTTTCATCGAGATCACGCCCGGCTCTGACGGCTGCCACTCTGACCTGACGTAGAGGTCGGCCGTTAGTTCTTCCGCTTCTTCGATCGTGCGTTTCAGCCGCTCGTTTTCCGCAATCAATCCGGCAAGGGCACAGCGTAGGCTTGCGATTTCGTCCGTCATTTTAACGCCTCCTTTGCGTGCAAATTTATTTCGTATAGCTCAGTAATCGGTATTAAATCGACTGGTTCTTCGGGAAGCTCCGACTTCGATTCAATTAATTTCAGCGCCTTCTTCAGCCGCTCGTTTTCCGCAATCAATCCGGCAAGGGCACAACGTAGGTCTGCGATTTCTTTAGTTTCCGGAAACAGATCGAACGTCGTCAACTCACGCTCTGATCCGTCTTCCTCCTTGATAAAAACGCCGCCCTCTCCCGGAGCAACCTCCCGCACCTCAATGCCGAGTTCCTTAGCGACCTTGATAATGTGGTCTATATCGAATTTTGGAACGATCATTTTAACGCCTCCACTCATCGTCTTTTTTGATAACCGTCAGACCTTCCTCGCTTCGTTTGGTGTTTTCCTCCGCAATCTCGGCTAATTTCAAACGCTGTACGTCGGTGAGCTCCGAGATTCATCTCGTACCATCCGCCACAATATCGCCGCCTCTCCACCGTTTTATCGTCTACCCTACCGATTACCCTCGACCGTCAACAAAGCCGCTAATTCCCCGCGAAATTCCCGTATAATTCGTGCGAGTTCTTCCAGCGTCTTGGCGTCCGATAGTTTTACACGCCGATCCATGACGAACATGATTGCGCGATCAACGGATGAGAAGTACGCGATCTCCCGCCAACGTGCGATCGGTGACGGATCAAGATCGGGATTTTCGGCTAGCCGCTTCGGCCAGTTCGGCGCTTTCGTTGGATCGGTGAAATAGCGTTCATTGACGATGATATTGCGTTCGTCTGACGTGAGTTTGTAATCGGGGGATAGCGTGATGTTAATCGTCATTACAACATCGCTCCTCTCGCTTTGATAATTTCGAGCGCTTGGTCTTCGGTGAATCCTGCGCGTATAAGTGCGTCTTTTCCTTTCCGCATCAGGACCGCGTTTAGTTCGACTTGGTGGGCGACTAGTTCCATATTCTCGAGTAAAAATTCGATCGTCGACTTCAGGTCATCCGTTTGTGCTTCCGTCAACTTCGTCATCTCCTTCGTTATTAAATTGATTGAGAAAGTCGCGAATAGGTCGCATCGGAACTTCACTCAGTCCGAACGCACCGCCGAATAGCACAGAATTTATTTTCTGTCCGTGATTGCGCATTAGCTTTCCGATGCCAAACTCCGGACTGCACGGGCATTTCGGGTTACTACAGTACCTAAAGTCGTTAATATATTGCGTAGCGTGTACGATTAGCTCTAAGAAGATAATACGCAGCTCATCCTTATCAGGTCCGTCGTACCCGCACATAAATTCGTTTTGATAAATTTCGATCATACCTTTGAGAATCGTCTTATCGTTCATACTTTCGCAATCCCTTCCGTTTATTAATAAGACCTAGCAATTCGTTCGCATACGCTCTCTCTTGCAGATGTTCCTTTATCGCGATATATCTTTTATTTAAGAATGTCCGCGCGAATGTATATGAGCGCTATTATTAGTTTAGATAAATAAGTATAGTTAAATGAGTTTAGTTCGTCTTCAAACTGTGAAGTAGGTCACTTCAAGTCATGAAGGGGGTTACTATCGTTTTTTGAAGTGCCGGAGTAAAACCACTCCGCCGGCTCCCACAACGTATACTCATTCGACGTCTGCCCGTTCTCTGTTTTGCGCTCGGTAATATCGATTAATTCGAGTTCCTTTAGTCGACGCAATGCTGCCCGAACTGTATTCGAAGAGCATCGACATTTGTCTGCGATAGTCTGTACGCTTGGATGCGATTTCTTACTCGTGTTGTCTGCGTAAAAACACAAGATCGAATATACGAGTTTCTGTATCGGCTTATCTAAATACGTCTCGTCTTCGAGGACCGCTTTCGTAACGCGGACGAACCTGTGGTCGTGGAAATCAATCGGTCGCTTTTCGTTTGTCATGTGAATACCTCCTATCTCAAGAAACATTCTCAATAGTAATTTTTAAATTGGATAAAAATGCGTTAATTTTTTCAACTAAATCACTTCGATGTATCTTTATAAGTTCAGGGATATATCGTGAAATATGAACAAGAGTGACGTTCGGAAAGCTATATACCCCATCGGATTTTTGCGCATATATTATAGTTAGATCTTCCGTGTGCTTGAGGTACTTAGAGAAAGTCTTACTAGCCCGATTAAATGCTGTTTTTTCGCTAAGCTTAGCGTCAATCCAATGTGTTCCGTTAACAATAAAATCTGGAATACAGTTTTCGATTCTTCTCTGTGATTCAACGCGCCCGGGGTAAATCGCATCCAAAACCTCCCCGACGAGATCCTCGAATTTATGCCCTTGTGTAATATAAAAAGATGAGTATGAATCGTTGAACAGTTCGTAAGAAAAATCCCATTCTTCGCAAAGTTTCCTAACACTATGACCGTAGAAGTTGCGTAAATATTTTTCGACGTGCCATAATTTATGTTTATAGATGTAGTCTCTTTTCAAGCCGTAAGGAAATGTATCCCTAACATAGATGTCCAATGCTTCTCGTTCGAGGTTTTCAAGCAAACCTTTTTTGTATTGTTGGAATTTAATTTCCGAAATTCCGTACAACTCTTTTAATTCTTCGGACTTATATCGATTCTCTGAGACACGGTAGTCCTGGTCAATGTAAAAGCACCGCTCTAATTCAAGCCGTTCCGGCTCCGCTGTCTGATCGTAAAGACCGTACGCCCTAAGTGCATTTTCTACGCTTCCAAACGCCCTACGTAATCGAGTTCTCACTGCATCGTACGAGTACGTATTTGACAAGTGGATTTCCTGCCGTAGATTTGTGACGTCTATTCCTTCATCGATCAGGTCGTCTAAGACACACAACGCACGTTCTTGCTTTTCCGTTAGAGTCACCCAACCACCTCCTCACAAGATAATACCCGCGACTTTTTAAAACCGCACAATAAATTCGAAATTTTTCCGCCTTCACTTATAACTGCGCAACAACTTTCCGAAATGGACACCGTTTTTAAAATTCCGCTGTCATAAATAACTGCGAAGTCACTTTCGGATTGGCACACGTTTTTCTGCGTTCATTATTAGTTGCGTATAAACTTTCCGGATCGGACACCGTTTTAGACAAAAAAAAATAACCCCGCCTAAAAAGACGAGGTTAAAACAATTTCTCCACAGGGCTAAATTTCTTGTGAGCATCCATAACATCACTGCTGAATAAATTAACGTAATTCCGAACCATATCTAAGCTCGTATGCCCTAAAACTGCCTGAAGCGCAAAAACATCGGCTCCATTTTGAACGGACATTTTCGCAAAGGTGTGTCGGAAAGTATGAGGCGAGCATCTAACGTTTTTAATATTTGCCTTTCGTCCATACTTTCTTAAACGGTTTTGTACCTGGCGAATTGTCAACGGAGTATTATCTATCGTAACGAACAAAGCTTCGTTCGGTACGTCTCCGCGTATTTGTATATATTTCCTTAACTGGCGTTTCATCGTCGCTTGTATCGGTACAAGGCGCTCTTTATATCCCTTCCCATCGATCCTTATTTGCGAATCTTCCCACCGAATATCCTTAACGCAAATATCCGTCAACTCCCGTACCCGCACACCGGTTTCAATAAGTAAGAGCATGATCGTATAATCGCGAAAACCAGTAAATGTCCCTAAGTCCGGCTGTCTCAGTAAGACCTTTAATTGGTCGCGTGAGAACGTTTCTACAACTTCCTTCTTCTGCTTCAAGAGCGAAAGTTCCCGTACTGGATTTTCGTATATTTGACGATCTTTTTCGAGGAAATTAAAGAACGCCCGAATCGCCCGCAGTCGCGTATTGATCGAAGTTTCCTTTCGATTTAACGTTTCCATCATGTAGACTATAACGTTTTCCTTAATAATTTTCAGCGTGATATCACCGGGTTTTGTCGAAATTCCCTGCCGTTCAAGCATCGTACGAAATGCGAGTAATTCATCGCGATAATACTTAACGGTGTGTTTCGATAAATTCTTCAGCTTACATTCGCGTATAAACGAATTAAAAGCCGTCTCAAAATCCGTCAATTCAATTTCGGGCTTGTCCGATGCTTGATCGGTTACTAACTTATTTGACCGCCGTGCCAT